CGTCCGCACCTATCTGGCGACCCAGTACCCGGAGCCGGGGTGCGCTGCCCGCCTCGGTCTCGACACGCCGACCACGACGGTGTCGACCACGACGGTCCCGCCGGCGGCGCCGGCCACCCCCACCCCTGCCCCCACGCCCACCACAACGGAGGTCCCATGAGACCCACCAAGATCGGCGCCGGCCTCGCCGCCGCCTCCACCATCGTCATCCTCGGCGCCGCCCCAGCGTTCGCCCAGGTCGCCGAGGACGGCAACGTCACCCCCGACGCCCCGCTCGGCTCGGTGCTCACGATCAACAACACGTGGGTGACGATCCTGCTCGGTGTCGTCGCCCCGCTCGTCACCGGCTTCCTGCTCCGCCCGCAGAACCCGCCGGCCGTGAAGCTACTCGTCGCCTCCCTGGTCGGCATCGGCTTCCACGCCGTCTCGGAGGTCGTGCAGCAGGACGGCACCGCCGTCTTCTCGCAGGAGTGGCTGGTGAAGCTGGTGCTGCTCCTGGCCGCCGAGTTCGGGACGTACACCCACGTGTGGAACCCGGTGTTCGCCAGCAAGGGCGGCGTCAACGCCGCGACCGGGCCCGGCGTCATCCCCGCCACGTCGGGGCGCGCCGCCGCCTAGATCGCTCGGCCAACCCCCTCCGGTCGAGCTTGGCGATGCCCCCGGCTCTGGTGCTGCCCGCCCTGGCCGGGGGCATCGCCGCGTCTACTCGCCGATGTCGTAGATGGCCTGGCGGGACAGGCCTGCGAGCCGGGCGATCTGTGCGATCGGGGTCCCACTGGCGCGCAGCTCCCGGATGGTGGCGTCACGCAGCTCCCGGAGCGCTTCCTTCTCTGCGTCGATGAGGGCGAAGCGCTCCGGGGCGGGCTGCTCACGGATGGCGTCTGCTGCGCTCACCGGCCGGCGACCTCGGCCGCACGGGCGCGGTCCTCGTCGGTCTGCGGGACACCACCGAAGTTGACCAGCAGGTACAGCTCGGCCTCCCAGGCGTCGCGCTCGGGCCCGGCGGGGAGGTCGACCCACTTCCAGCTGCCGTCTTCCCCGCGGTGGGGGATGCTCGCCGCGTTGGTCTCGATCGTCGGCACCGGCCAGCTGTCGACGGTGCGCCGGCCACGAACGGACAGATCGGCGATCGTGACATCACGGCCCCGGGCGGCCTCGCCGTCGGCCAGCTCGGTCGCATGCCACCACCAGCCCGGGACGGCGAACTCACCGGCGACCCACGCCCGGAGCGCCCGGATGCGCTGCTGGCCGTCCACGACCCGGTAGGTGGACTGCGTCTCGTAGCCCTGGTGGGCGACGATCACGGCACCGATCGGGACGCCCATGATCAGCGAACGGATCAGGTTGCGGCGCTGCTCGACCGTCCAGACGGCGCCGCGCTGGTACGGGGCGTCCAGGTCGAACGGGTCGGGGTCGTCGGCGTCGCGCCAGCTGGTGAGATAGTGCATCGCCGTCCGGTTAGAGGGGGACAGCGACAGTTCGGGGAGCGGTTCGGGGAGTGCGTCCTGCGTCATGAGTGTCAAGTTACTGGACACCGAGTGAGGTGTCAAGACGCTGGACACATCCCGGCGCAGACGGTGGAACCTTGGCTACCCTCGGCGGTGGCGTAGCGACGAGGCCGCCGCAAGCACCCGCCCCCGGTCCCGCCGCCGGGGGCGGTCGCACGTCATGGCTAGTAAGTCCCTCGCCGGCCTCGGCGGCCCGACGTACGATCTCGCCTGTGGCTCGGTACCTCGCTGCCTCCCTGCTCCCAATCCCGCCGCTCTGGCGGGGTTGAGCGAGCGCGCTCACGCCCCGCTTCGACGGGGTGTGGCGCAGTGGCAGCGCAGCCGGTTCGGGACCGGAAGGCCGGAGGTTCGATTCCTCCCACCCCGACCAGCTGCGACCCCCTACGGTCGAGCGTCCGGCTGACGCGCCCCGGGCTCCAACCCCGGCGGCAGCGGGTTCGACACCTGCCGACCGTGCCGAGCCGAGGGAAAGCACTCGCGTCCGTCGAGCGGGCCACCTAGGCTCGGGCCACTGAGAACCGCTTGGTCTCGATGCTGGAGACACCCGGGACGACCGTTTCGCTTGGCAAGGGCTGGGGCGGTCACCCCGGGTGTCCTCGCGTCTGGCCTCGGGACGCTCGAGGGGCGCCGACCTGTTGAGCGCCGTGGCACCTGCGGTCACCCTTCGCCGCGAGCTTGGCGCCTACCATCGGCCAGGTCCGCTCCCTGCCAGCCGCTCGGCGCGACGGCGTACAGCGTGGTACGTAGCCGAGGAAGCTCTGTCCGGCCTCTCTGCCCCCGTGGGTGGAGGCAAGGGGCCGGACGGAGCGCCACCCCACCGCACGGGCGCTTGCACTGCCGCCGGCGCAACGAAAGCGAACCGGCCTCGGCTTACGCCCGCTCCCTGTCACACCCCGCCGCTACAATCCCTCGGCATTCGGTGCAGGTGCTGGCATGGGGATGACCAGCGTCGCGATGCCCCCTCGGCTCCGGTCGAGGGGGCATCCGCCGTTTTCGGCTGCTCGCTGTCACAGCCCCGCTGTACCCTGGGGGCGAAGAGGAAGCGCGACCACGCTCATGTAGACGCCCCCGACTGCGGTCGGGGGCGTCCGTCGCGTTCAGGGGCTGTCTCGAGGCCTGTGCTCGTGGTGGACGCGGCCGAGGGCGTCAGGCATCTCGATCCACCCGCAGCAGTCGTAGGCCACGCCACCGTGGGCGCCGATCAGGTGGGCGGCCAGCTGCATGTCGTCCACGTCGGACGGCGGCGGGGTGGGGCAGTCCGGGACCGGGCAGAACGTCGGCTCGTCCATGGCGTCCATCCTCACAGGCCGACCTTGCCGGACGGGTTGTCCTTGAACAGGCCCGCCTCCTCCATGTACTTGCGCACCTGCGGGATCGACTTGTGGCGGGAGTGGCGCATGATCCGGTGCTCGGCCACGCCGGCGTCGGCCGCCGATGAGATGAGGCCGCGACGGAGGCTGTGGCCGGCGAACAGCGTCGGGTCGTAGCCGGCGGCTTCGGCGGCGCGCTTCACGATCAGCGCCACCGACCGGCCGGTCAGCCGTCCGTCGCCGACGTGGCCGTGACGGTCGATCGGACGGAAGGGCGGACCCTCGGTGATCTCGGCGGCGGCAAGCCAGGTGCGCCACGCCCGCACCGGACAGGTGGTCGGGTCCTTCCCGAAGCCGATGCCGACCGCCTCGTGCTCGCCCTCCTGGTTCGTCTTCGACGAGCGGAGCACGATCGCCAGCCCCTCGGATCGCTCCTCGACGTCGCCGACATCGAAGCCGACGACCTCGCTACGGCGGAACGCTCCGGCGAAACCGATCAGGAGAATCGCCCGGTCCCGCTTCCCGGCAAGCGTGTCGACGTCGAGTGCCTCCACCATCCGCCGCACCTGCTCGATCCGGGCGGCGTTCTTCGGCTTCGACTTCGCCCCGTAGGTACGGAGCAGGCCGCGCCACGCTCGCCGGACGCCCTCGTGCTTCGTCGGCGGGGTGTCGTCCGGGTACGCCTCGCGGTGCTTCACGGCGACGGTCGCGAGGCGCCGGCGGATCGTCGCTGCCTTGTGGCGCTTCGAGTGAGCGCCGACGTAGAGGGCAACCGTCTCGGGTTCGGCGGGCAACGGGCAGCGGCCGTAGCGCTCGCACCACGCGACGAAGTGACGCCAGTCGCCGTCGTGAGCGCGACGGGTCGACTCGGACTCGGACTCGCGGATGAGCGTCGCTGTGTCCTCGGCGACGGCGCGCAGCTCCGCGAGGAGCGCTTCGGGGGAGAGGTCTTCGGAGGGGCTCGGTTCCGTTATCGCCCGCTTACCGGTCGTGTCCGACGTGGGCTTGAACGGGACGATCGCGGTGGCGCTGTCGGCGTCTCCGGGGGGCACCTCGTCCGGCTGGATCGGCTCGGCGCTCACTCGAACTCCACCGTCGGCTCGGGGCGGTACCGGCGACGGATGGCGAGCGTCGCCCGGCGCGTGGCGTTCGGCTCGGCCCGGATGCCGTCTACGTCGAGCCGTGCGCCGGCGAGTTCCTGTCGCAGCAGGTGACGCACCGACTGGGCGACCGTCCGGCCGTTGGCGGCGGCGTCCCGCACGAGCGCGACCCGGAGGTCGTCGTCGACCCGCACCACGATCTGATGCGTCAGCGGACGCTCGGCGCTCACTGCTTGCTCCCGTCGAACGCCGCCTCGTACGCCTCAAGCATCTCGCCGAAGCTGGCCCACAGGTCGAGGGGCGCGCAGTCGTCGACGATCGCCCGCAGGTCGAGTCGTCCCGTGGCGGCCATGAGGCGCACGTTGAGGTTGCGGTAGCCCTCTCGGGCGACGTAGCCGACGCACGGCTCCTCGCCGCCTTCGGGGGAGCCGTGGCACGCCATGACCGTGCGGAAGTCGTCGCTGTCGCCGACGGTGCAGGAGAGGCCGCGCATCAGCTCGAGGCCGAAGCCGGGGATGCGTTCGCCGCCGGCGGGGTTGGAGCGGCGCCACGGGCACGAGCCGCACGGGACGGTTGCGCTCACTGGACGTCCCAGAGCTTGCGGCAGGCGGGTCGCCCGCACCGGTGCGCTCTCTCCGTGTCCTCGACGCCGACCTCGCTCTGCTCGACGAGGAGGGAGCGTTGGTTGCAGGCGGCCACGTATCCCTCGGCCACCACGTGGTACTGCGGCACCCGGTCGACGCTCGGGTAGTTGAACCAGCTCGCGTCCCGCAGGGCGAGCCGCAGTTCACCGCTCGGCGGGCGGTCGGCGTCGAGGCCGATCTCTGCCAGGGCCCGCAGTGTCGCCATCGCTTCGGGCCCGAGCGCTGCGCCGCTCACGACCCAACCGCCTTGTCGTAGCCGACGGGCTCGGTGTCGTCCGCTCCATCCCACGCGTAGGCGGCGAGGACCGCGGCCCGGAACGCGTCGCGCATCGTCCGCTCCCGGCCCGACGCTGCGGGGCCGTGGCCGAAGTAGCACCAGCCCTTGTCGATCACCTGGTCGGCCAGAGGCCCCGTCGTCGGGGTGGTGACGAGCCGCCAGCCGTAGAGCATGCGGAGGACGTCGATCCGGTGGCGGCCGTCGGCCGAGGGGCGGACGCTGTAGCCGCCGTCGATCGGGGTGAGCTCGAAGTCGGTGACGCTCACGTGTCCTGCGCCCCCTGCGCTCGCAGGTGCACCCGGAGGGTTCCGGGCGGCGCCGGCGCAGTGCGCTGCGCCTCCTCGTCGGCTTCCCGCCAGAGGCGGTCTCGCTCGGCAGTGGAGGCCGGCGAGCTGGTGTGGGCCTTCCATGCTGCGACGAACTCGCCAGCGGCGGCCGCGGTCCGCCGGCAGGTGGCGCCGAACTCGGCAGCGATGTCTCGGGTGGTCACGTCGGCTCCTGTCGCTTGTGGTCCACGGCCCGTCCCTCGCCGTTGTCGATGTCGTCGCGTCTGCCGCAGTACGGGCAGCCGCCGTGGATCAGCGGCTTGCCGGAGCCCTTGCACGGCACCTGGATCGGGGCCTCCCGGTAACCGAGGTACTCGGGGAAGTCGGAGGGGGTGGGGTCAGCCATCGGCGCGGGACCCCTCCATCGACCGCATGAGCGCCCAGGTGGCCTCGTTGCGGCCATCGACGGTCAGCCGGTACATGCGGCGGCGGTACTTCACGTTCGGCTCCTGGTCATCCCACTGCGCCTCCAGGAGGCCGTCAGCTTCCAACGGCCAGACGATCCGGTAGAAGAGGCCGGAGCGGACCCGAGACCGCTTGATGACGTCGTAGCTGTACTGCCAGCGGGGGCCGCCCTCCAGGAAGCGGAGGAGGATCGACTCACGGGCCTTCGACTTCGACCAGATGCGTCGCCGGTTCATGTCGCCTCCCGGTAGAGCGGCACCCAGCCGTCCTCTGTGGGCGGGTGGTTGATGACGTCGCCGGACTCGGGGTGCTGCCAGGCGCCGGCGGGTTCGATCGGCGGGGGGCTGCCTTCCGCCGCCTCGGCCACTTCCAGCCGCAGCGCAGCGAGGTCGAGCAGGGTGCCGTCTCGCTCGGGCAGCAGAGTCGCCTCGTGGCGGACCACCTCGGCCAGCCGGCGCAGCCGGTCCGGGACCGAGTTGCCGTCTGGACTCGTGAGGCGCGCCATCACCCTTCCTCCTCTCCGGGGCGGGTGTCGTGCACGACCTCGCCGCGCACTGCCCGGTCCACCGCGGCCTCCAGGTCGGGGGTGACCTCCAGGGGGGCGAACGGGTCGCTCCTGGGGGTGTCGTCGTCGAGCAGCACCCAGAACGCCTCGCGCTCGGTCAGGCCCCCGGCCATCAGCGCATCGAGCGCCCGGCGGACGGTCTTCGGGCCGACGTTGGAGCCGTAGCGGCTACCGAACTGGCCCGGGGCGTTGCTGCCGCTGCACGGGTTGTCGTGGTGCGTCGCCCGGGGGCAACGCTTGTTGCCGCAGTCGGGGCAGACGCAGAAGCGGCGCATGACCCGGCGGGCGCCCGTGTAGCGGTCGCGCCCGGCCTCGTCGCAGGAGATGCACCAGCAGGCGGTGGTGGTGGTGTCGGTGTTCATCGCCCCTCCCGGCCCTTCAGTGCGGCCGCCGCCTCGCCCAGGAGCCTGCCCAGCTCCAAGGCCTGCTCATCGCCGAGCGACTCGACGTTGTTGGTGAGTAGCCGGAGCGACCAGCGGTCGAGGCAGTCGGTCAGAGGGGTAGGCGGGGTGGCCGTGAGCCGGTCCAGCGCACGCCACAGCGTGGGCCACTCGGCGCGGTGCTTTGCCATGACCATCCGGTGGTGGTCCGGGTGCGAGCCGGGGTCGGCGATCGCACGCCGGATCTCGTCGAGGGTGCTGTCGCTCATCGCTCTCCGCCTTCGTGTGGGTGGTGGTCTGTCTGGGTGGTGGACACGGGCAGCCACGACGCTGCCTGCCGGACTACACCGGTCGTGTCCTGGGAGGGTCAGGGGTTGGGGGTGGGTCGAGGCATCGGCGGCAACGGGTCGGCGCGCATCGGCTCAGCCCACTCGGGGCCGACGAGCACGTACCGGCGGACCTCACCGTCCGCCACCTGCCATCCGAGGGAGCACGCCCCGCACCAACCGAGCGCCCGAACCTCGTACCGGTGGCCCTCCAAGAGGCGTCCGGTGCGGGCCTGGGTGCCCCGCACGTCGTGGGCGAGGAAGCACGGCATGCAGGTCTCGAGCGGTTCCCGGTCGTGACCGTGGCTGGTGAGCGGTGAGGCGGTCGAGGCGGAGGCGTCGATCCGGTCAAGGTGGCCGTGCCCGAGCGGACACCGCCCCTCCACGAGCGACCACGCGGCCACCGGCGTCAGGGTCGCGTGTAGGGCATGACGGAGGTCGCCGGGCGCCAGGTCGCTGTTCACTGGTCCGCCATCAGCGTCGGGTCGTTGGGTTCGGCGTCCCCGAGCGCCCAGGCCTGCGCGCCTCGCTCGCCGACGCCCCGGGCGGTGATTGCGCCCATGGAGTTGAGCCGGTTCAGCGTCGTGCGCACCTGGGCGACGGTGAGCTTGCCGTTGAGGTACTCGCTGATCTCGCGAGCCGTCATCGGCGCCCACGGGATGGCGTGGTACGTCGGGTCGGTCTGCCGGAGCGCTCTGAGCACCATCCGGGTTCTGGTGTGGGTGTCCATCAGGTCTCCGCCTTCCGTTCGTGTCGGTGTGTCCAGTGGGTGACTCCACCCGGGGCCTGTACTGGTCCCTGCCGTCGCGGTCAGGACCGTCGTCCTGGCTGGTGAAGCCGCCCACTCGAAACACCGGCTGGTGCATCGAGCCCCCGCGTCAGTCGGGGTAGGTCTCGTAGCCGACCCAGGCGCCGGCGCGGTAGCTCGCCATGACGCCGTTGTCCTCGAAATCGACGAGGTCGAGCGAGCCGTCTTCGCCCACGGTGCCGAAGCAGCCGGGGAACTCGTCGGTGTCGCCGGTGTCCTGGGAGTTGGTCAGCACGCTCGTGCGCATGAGGTCAGTCCTTCGTGTCGTGATCGGGGTCTTCGGGGAAGCTGGCGCCGTAGGTGCTGGTGAACGAAGCAGACACGAGCGCCCCGACCAGTGCACTGACGATCGCCTCGGCCTCGGCATCTCGCTCGGTCGGGGCGTCGAGCCACGCCATTGCTCGGTCGACGCCGGGAATCGCGGCGAGGTCGGCGGTCCGCTCGCCGTAGGCGCCTGCGAGACGCACCAGAACGAGGAAGCTGGGGCGCTCCCGGTCGTTCTCCAGCTTCGACAAGTAGGGGACGCCGATGCGGCACCGGTCAGCCACCTGGGCGAGGGTCCAGCCCTTCGCGGTGCGGCATGCCTTGAGACGGTCGCCGAGGGTGGGAAGCGTGGTCGTGTCGATCATTGGTCCCTCACGCCGCCGATGCCGGCAGCTGAACTTCGGCCTTCCAGGCCTCGCCGTTGGGGCCGAAGGCCCAGTGGGCGACCGGCGCCTGGGGCTCGACCTCGGCGATCCGGAAGCCACCGTGACCGGCGTAGACGTAGCGGACCTGGCCGGTGCTCCGAGCCGACTTGGCGGCACGAGCGATGGTCACCATCAGCGGGTTGCCGGCCGCCTGGCGAACCGTGGGGATCGGCCGGTTGCTGATGTCGGTGCGCTGCATCTCCATGTCCATGACCCTACTCCTGGTGGGTCACCCGGTCAAGGGATATGACCCGCTATAGGTTGTGTCACATGACCCCCACGAAGTAGGGTCATGGACATGGACGACAAGTCGGCCGCCCTGGCCAAGCTGGCGCGGACATCGCAGAAGGCCAAGGACTGGACCGAGCAGAAGGCCAAGGACGCCGCCGCCGCCTACGAGGCAGGCGCCAGCGTCAGCGAGGTCGGCAAGGCGATGGGCGTCTCCCCTGAGGCCGCCCGCCGCTACCTGGAGCGTCAGGGCGTCCAGCGGCGGGAGGCCAACAAGCACCACGGGAGCGGGCAGCAGTGAAACCACCGAGCAACTGGATCGACGTGGACGCGGCAGCGATGGCTGCCTACGTCGTCGAGCGAGAGATGAGCCCCAACGTGGCGGCGATCTTCAAGGGCCTCGTGCACTCGTCGGATCCGAACACGGGCCTGTGCACGGACCTCAAGGCGGCAGAGAAGATCGCTCGTCGTTTCCGGCGCAACCTCGGCACGCTGAACTGGCACTACCGAATCCAGGCGTTGCACTCGCAACACGGCGCGATCGCGTTCTTGCGGTCGGAAGGGCTCGGAGGCATTCCGGCGTGGTACGAGCGCCCCACTGTGCTCATCGCCGACTGGCTGCGCCTGGTTCGGGCGACGGACGCTCAGGCCGAGACGGTCGCTGAAGCACACGCCCGCATCCTCGAACACCCGAGGACGTGGCCGGTCCGACCGATCGTGTACGGCACGTCCCTCTATCGGATGTGGAACTACGGCGGCGACCTGCTCTACGTCGGCATCGCCAGCGACCCCGGGAAGCGCTTCGACCAGCACTCCCGCTACAAGCGTTGGTGGCATGAGGTCGACACGATCAAGGTGATCCACTACCCCACGCGCGCCGAAGCGCGAGCGGCTGAGCTGGTGGCAATCCGCTCCGAGTCGCCCCGCTACAACGTGGCCGACGCGCCGAAGGTGGACGAGTCGGCCGCCTGACCCGTCCTCGTCCCTCTGCGGGCCTCTCCGGAACGAGAACGGCCCCGCCGCTCACGCGCGACGGGGCCGAACAGGGGGGAGGCGGGCTGGAGGGCGCTCAGGCGCTGCGTGACGACCGGTACTCGGCGACCGGGATCGGCTCGACGCCTGGCCGCATCCGCTCCCGGTAGAGGCGGCCGTACAGGTGGTCGACCTCGTGTCCGACCAGCCCCGCTACGGCGCCGTCGTACGACACGAGCCGCACCGTCCCGTCCACGTCCTGCTGCTCGACGTGCAGCCCCGCCGGCCGGACCGCCTTGCCGCGCACGTCGAAGAACGACAGGCAGCCCTCGTACGCCTCGACGGTCTCCTCTGATTCGCCGATCACCTTCGGGTTGATGAGGGTCAGCACCTCGCCCTCAGGGGTCCTGACGAGCGCCACAGCGCGGCTGATGCCGATCTGCGGGGCGGCGATCCCCATCCCGCCGGAGAAGGCGTGAGCGCCTCTCACCCGCTCCATGGCGGACGCGAGCTCGGCGATGACCCGCCGGCAGTCCTCCGCTTCGGCGGGCAGGTCGAACGGGCGGGCGACCTCGGCGAGGATCGGGTCGCCTTCCTGCACGACCCCGATCGCCGCCATCGTCTGCGACGGCAGAGCGTCGGTCGTCTGCGGCGGCGCGGCGAACGACCACTCCAGGCGATACCGGGCCTGGAGCGGCGGGTCGTCCGTCGACCACGAGAACGTCACCGTGTCCCCGTCGGTCTCCTGGGCGATCGCTGTCGGTAGCGGCTGGGCGTCCGCCGTCGGCGCCGTCTCCATGCCCCACACGGAGGGGAGGAGCGCGGCGGGGAACTCGAGCCGGACCGCCATGTGCCGGGTCGGGTGGCGGACGGCCCGCTGGTACCAGTGGCCCCACTGCTCGTCGGAGACGGTGTAGCCGTACTCGATCCACGCCTCCTGGCCGGGGTAGAGCGGGAAGCGGCGGCCGTCGGGTGACTCGAAGCGGAGCCACACCTCCTTCACGGCGTCCCAGTCGTCCTTGACGTCGAGGCTCATCGGGCCGGCGTTGTGGCGCGCCCACAGGTCGAGCGTCTCCCACGTGAGCGGACGCTCCCGGTAGAGCAACTTCGACCGTTCGGGGTCGCCGGGGTACCGGTCGACGGAGATGCGGACGAGGTAGCGGGTGACGGGCTCTGTGCCGTCGTTGCGGAGGAGACGCCGCTGGGTGGGGTGGTAGCTGGTCCCGTCGTAGGTGAGGGTCGCTTCGTCGTGCAGGACGACCAGAGCGCCGCTGGTGGCCGCCGGCTGGTGCTGGCGCCGCCCGGTCGACGGGACGAGGGCGTGGGCCCGCAGGAGCGCCCCTCCGGCGCCGAGCGCCCGGTCTGCCTCGTCGGCGAACTCGGCCGATGGGCGGGCGACACGGGACTCGACCTTGGACACGTACGAGGCCGTGTAGGTGGTCTCGTCTGCGAGCGACGCCTGCGACATGCCGCGCACGTGGCGCCAGTGCTTGAGGGTGGTCACGAACGCATCGTCGAGGGCGGTCACTGTGGACACCTCACGAGCCTCGGGAGTGAACGCGGAAGGAAGCCCGCTCCGGGTTCCGGCAACGGGTGTGCTCGTCGTCCACTGCGCGGCATGCGGTCACGTCCGACCTCGCTCTGTGGCCCACGCTTCGACGTCGGCCCGCACCCAGAACGCTGCCCGTCCACGCTCGATGAACGGCGCCGGGAAGTCGCTGTAGCGGCGCCGGTAGACGCTGAGGCCGTCGGGGTTGCCGAGCTTGATGATCTCGGCGACCTGCGTCCGGTCGATCAGCTCGCCGGCGGCGATGCGCCTTTCGGTGTCCGATGGTGTGGGTGCAGGGGTCTCGGCGGGCACACCCAGATACTAGTTGACATACCCAACGTAAGGGTGTTGGGTGAGGCAACAGAACGAGACGGGGCGGGGGGAGTGCCAGCTCCCCCACGACCCCTAGGACACCAGAGAGGGATAGCTCTCCGATGACTTGCCCGGACGATACGTCGCGCGCGCCGACGGCTGCGCCGACCACCACCGACGACTCAGCCGCCGACCTGCGTGCGCTCATCGCCAAGCAGGGCGAGGTCATCGCCAGGCTTCAGGCCGACGCCGCCGAGACCGAGCGGGACATCGCGGTCCTCATCGAGCGGGTGTGGCGTATCGCCGACCTGATGGGCGGTGCCTACCGGGCGAAGGTGCTCGCTCCGGTCGAGGGCCTCGACATCGACACGGGCGTCGAGCCGTGAGCAGCCGCCTGTTCTTCCCCGTGGTCCTGGCAGCGATGCTCGCCGCACGGGTCCTGATCGCTCCGGGCGCCGCCTGGCTGGTCGCCGCCGCCGTCGTGCTGGCCCTCGCCGTCGCCGAGGTGATGGACCGGGTCCGGGACCGTCGCCGCGACCGCGAGTTGCTGAGCCGACCGACCGTGATCATCGACGGCAAGCCGTACACGTCGGAGCAGTTCGTCTCCGGCGAGTGGCTGCACGACGAGCGACCGGAGGACCGGCCGTGAAGCCCCTCGCCGTCCTCGTCGGCCTCGCTGCCCTCGTGGCTGCCGTGGTCGTGGCTGAGCGCATGACCCGCCCCTGCCGCCCGCAGCCCCTCGACCCCGCCGCGACGGACGCCATCTACCGGACGCAGCTCGACGCCGAGCGCTACGCCGGAGGCTGGACGTGACCCGCCTCCTGCCTCCGGTCTTCGACGGTCGGAGAGACGACAAGTACGCCTGCCCGATCCAGCGCTGCAATAAGACGGCCCGCGGCCAAGTGGCCCCGAGCTGCCCGCAGCACAAGGTCCCGATGGAGAAGGTGCGTTGAGCGCCTACCGCAAGACGAAGCGCTTCCTCTACCGGGCGCTCAGCTTCTCCAACGACATCGACGCCGCCCGCAAGGGGCCGAAGGCGCTCGCCCGACGGCTCCTCCGCAAGGAGCTGCTCAAGGGCGCTGGCCGACTGTCGAGGCGCATCTGATGGGCGACGGCTTCACCGCCGCCGAGTGGGCGGTCCTCGCCGCGTTCTGGGCGGCGGTCATCGCTCTCGCCTGCGGTCAGCCCTGGCTCGCCGCGGTGGCCGGTGTCGCCCTCGTCGCCGCGGTCTACGCCGCCCTGCGGCAGCCCGAGGGGCCCGAGCGGGCCCCCGGCGACCGGTGATGGCCCGCACCCTCGACCCGCCTCCCGGCCGGCCCCCGCACGTGCCGCCGGTGAAGCGCCCCCACCCGGTCGCCCCGATCCCTATCCGCCGGCCAGGCGAACCCCGCCGGCCCTGAACCCCAGACAGCCACCAGGAAGGAACCAGATGGCCAGACGCACCGAAGCCCAGGAGCGTGCCCTACGCACCCGTGTGGCGGCAGCCCTCGACGAGACCGTGGCGCTCGGCCAGGGTCGCCGCGACGCAGCGACGGGCCGGGCGGACAGCCGCAAGGCGTGGAAGGGCAACAGGCACGCCTACGCCGACGGTGTCCGAGCCCACCGCGACCGGAAGGGCGGCGGGCGATGAAGAAGACCAAGGGCCCGCTGCTCGGCCCCAACAACCGTCGCAAGCGGCCCGAGCTCGAGTGGTGCAAGCCGACCCGGGCCGACCGCAAGGCCGACCGCGCCGAGCGCAAGCAGCAGCGGGGTCGTCGGTGATGGCCCGCAAGCGGTTCGTCCCCAACGCCGGCGCTCGCAACGACCGATGCCCGACGTGCGACGACACCGGGTCGACCCGAAGCGGTCGCCCCTGCATGCGCTGCACCGGCCGCAACGGCGGTCCTGGCCGGATCGTCCCGGGCCGCGAGCGCGGCCACCGCTACGGGAAGCGCCGGTGATGGCCGACCCGAAGGTCATCCGCTTCCCGAAGGCGACCACCGCCGAGGACAGCGAGCATCTCGCCGGGGCGCTCCGTGGCCTCAGCGCCGACGTCGGTGTCCGCTACGCCCGCGTCGCCGACGGCGGCCACCACGGGCGACCCCGGGTCGTCGTGGTCGTCGACGAGGTGCAGTCGTACCTCGGCCGGTCCCCGGTCAGCCGGGACATCGCCCGCCGGCTCGTCGACATCGCGAAGACGGGCCGGGCGGTCGACGTCACCGTCCAAGCCACCTACTCCAACCCGCAGGCAGTCCCGCTCGACCTGCGGGACGCCCTCACCCCCTAGCCCCCATCAGCGAGTTGGTCCGGCGGAGGTAGCCGCCTCCGCCGGACCGAAGTCCAGACCCACCCCCATCAGCAACGAGAGAAGGAACCAGACCAGTGAAGACTCGCACGCAGATCGAGCGGGAGGCGTGGCTGCGGCGCGACCGGCGCGTCAGCCGCAAGCGCACCCGCCAGCTCTCCGCCGCCATGCCGTCCATCGAGGACCAGCGGAAGCAGTTCGACCGCACCAGCCGCCAGGCGGTGGCCCGGTGACGATCACCCTCGGTCTCCTGCTCCTCATCGCCGGCTTCCTCGCATGGAAGATGCGCGGCGCCCAGATGCCCCACCTCGTCCTCGGGGCGCTCATCATGAAGGCGTCGACCGCCGGCTCGATGGTCGACCAGCTCGGCGCCACCGGCATCCAGGTCGTCCAGACCCTCGCCTCCGCCCTCAGCACCGCCTTCGGCGGCGGGGCGATCGTCTGATGGCTGACGTCAACGACCGCCAGGAACGCGACGCCCCCCGTGTCGTCGTGGCCATCGACGAGTGCCAGCAGTGGGTGAAGCCGAAGCGTCCCCGGTGGCGGCTGAGCCGCTGGCAGCGGGCCGTGTTCGCCGTGCTCACTGTCGTGGCGTTCGTCCAGTCGTTCACCGACCCGTTCGCCGTCGCGGCGTTCGCCGTCGCTGTCGTGTGGCTCGGCGCTGACATCGCCGCGGACCTCCTCGAGCGGAGGGGGCAGCGGTGATCGGCGTCGACTCTCCGGCCGGCGGGACGGTCGACCCCGACCTGCTCATCGTCGGCGCCGCCCTGGTCGTCCTGTGGATCACCTTCGGGCGCAGCCACAGGGCGACCCGGGTGCGGACCCGGGTCGGTAACCGGCCCAAGGCCCGCTTCTGGTCCTGGTGGCCGGTCGCGGTCCTCGCCCTCGCCGTGATGATCGTGCTCGGCCTGCCCGGCGAAGGCATCCACATCGGCGGGGACAACGTCGCCGACACGACGGGGGAGGGGCCGTGAACGGTGGACCCGATCGCCAGGACCGCCCAGTGGCTGGTCCCTCTGGTGTGTCTGGCCTGCGTCGTGGCTGGTCTCGTCGATGCCATGGTCGGCCGTTAGCTGACGTGGCGCTCCTGCTCGTCGGCCCGGTCGCCGTCATCGGCGTGGCCGCCGTCGCCTACCTGATCGCCACGGGGCGGATCCGATGATCGTCCTCGACCACGACCCCCTAACCGACGAGGACCGCACCCTGGCCGGCCCCGTCGAGCGGCGCATCCTCGCTGCGATCGACGAGTCGGAGCGGCTCGCCGCCGAGGAGGACGCCTGGCGGCGTCTGGCAGGGGAGGCGTCGTGATCGGCCTCGCCTTCGGGGCGGTCCGTCACCGGATCGGCCTCCTCGTCGTCATCGCGGTGATCATCGTCTTCGCCACCGGCCTCCCCCTGCGGGTCGAGGAGCACTTCGCCCCCGTCGACAACCCGTACGACGACACCCCCACGACCACCGAACCGGAGGTGGCATCACCGTGAGCAGCGCCAACGGACAGCGCTACGCCGAAGGCGACATCTTCACCGTCTGGCGCGACCAGACCGAGGAGTACGTCGAGGAAGAGGGCAGGGTCGCCGCCCGGCGCACCACCACCGAACGGCGCCCCCGTACGCCCACCGCCGCCGAGGGACGGGAGGCCGCAGGGTCGCTCCTCTTCGACGGGATCACCGCCCTCGGCATCGCGGTCCTTGGGCTCATCGGCTTCTACGTGAGCTTCTCGACGGTCCGCGACTCGGCGGTCGGCCAGTCGTTCGGGTCGAAGGCGTGGGCGCTCCCGCTCACCGTCGACGCCGGCATCGCCGTCTTCACCGCCCTCGACCTCCGCATGGCCGCCCACGGCATGCGCGCCCGCTGGGTGCGCGTGTTCCCGTGGGCGCTCAACGGCATCACCGTCTACCTGAACGGCGCCGAGCAGGCCACGTGGGCCGGCAAGATCGGCCACGCCGCCCTGCCGTTCATGTGGATCGGCGCCGTCGAGGCCGTCGCCCTCATCGTGAAGCGTCGCACCCAAGGCCCCAAGCCTGAGGTCGACCAGATCCCCCGGGCCCGCTGGCTGCTCGCCCCCGGCCCGACCCTGCTGCTGTGGCGGCGCATGCGCCTGTGGGGCGTCACGTCCTACGACGAGGCGCTCGAGCGCGAGTGCGACCGTCGCCTCGTCCGGGCCCGTCTCGCCCAGCAGCACGGTTCGCTGCGCAAGCTCCCGGCCGAGACCAGGGAGCTGTACCGGATGGGCAAGCTCCGGGCCACCGACGTCGTCCTGGAGGTGCCCGCGGTCGTCACGGTCGACCCGCCGGCCGCTCCTGCGGCCCCTGAGGCGCCCGTGGCGGCTCCGACGCTCGTCGCCGTCCCTGCACTGCCGCCGGCCGATGAGGCCCGCCGGGAGGACGTTGAGACGGCCGCCCGCCGGATCGTCCGCGACCAGTTCGACGGCAAGTGCCCCGGCCGCCCCACCCTCACCGCCGCCCTCAAGGCCGACGGACACACGATCAGCAACGCCGACGCCGCCGACCTGGTGCGCCGGCTGAAGGCCGAAGGGAACGACAGTGCTTGACCGCGAGGACAAGTCGCTGCGCCGCATACTCGAGCGCCGTAGTGGCCGGTACGTCAACGACGACCTCGCCGACGACATGCTCGGCCACATGGGCGTCGGCCCCGTCGCCGCCACCGTCGTCGAAGACGTCGACTGGGACGAGGAGCTGTCCGAGCTCGAAGACGTCATCGACGTCGAGCCGATCGACCCGCCCGGCGATCTGCCCGACCGCGGGGCACCGAAGCTGCCCCGGGCGGACCGGGAGTCCCGGCCGGTTCTGCCCGCCTGGCTCGACGCCCCGAAGGCAGCGGTCAAGCAGCGCTGCCGGGACCTCAAGCACGACGTGAAGTTCCACGCCACCCGGGCGCCGTCCTACGCCGGTCGGGCCGTGAAGTACGCGCCCGCTGGCGTGGGCCGCACCTACCGGGGCCTGTACCGCTGGGCGACCGACTACGAGTCGGCGCCCGCCCGGTACCTGGAGGCGCAGCGGGGCAACACGTCCGCGTACCTGGCGCTCGCTCAGCAGCGAGACGAGCGGGTGCATGACCGGCGGTTCCTGGCGATGGGTCTCGGCTGCCTACTGCCGCTCACGGTCCTCGCCGTCTGGTTCGGGCTGACCGGACCGGAGCTGCCCGGACAGACCCGCCTCGTTGCCTTCGTGGCGGCCCTTGTGACGGTCGTGGTCCTCGGCCATATCGGGGCACCGGAGGACAAGCCGATCGTCGAGTCGGCCGCCGCCGGCCCGGCACGCCGCCGGATCACCTGGTCGATGCTGCGGGCCGCGTTCGAGGCCGAGGGCGTGAAGCTGTCCAAGGCCCGCCCCGACGGCGCCCCCGCCGACCCGGCTCGAGAGATGACGCTCGTCCGGGAGATCTCCCGCGACGCCCGAGACACCGGCTACGTGGCGACGATCGACCTGCCGTTGGGCAAGACCGCGGCGGACGCCATGGCGAAGCGGGACAAGATCGCCTCCGGGCTGTCCGTCTCCCGGGCCCAGGTGCACATCACCCCCGACGCGGACAGCGAGCGGCGCATCAACATCTACGTCGCCGACGTCGACCCGTTCACCCGCCCTCGCCGGGTCTCCCCGTTGGCGTCGCTGCGCCAGCTCGACTTCTGGGAGGGCTTCGACTTCGGCACCAACGCCAAGGGCGAACCGGTCCGGCTCAAGCTCGTGTGGACGCACCTGCTCGTCGCCGCCATCCCCCGGATGGGCAAGAGCTACGCCGCGCTCATCGCCGCGTGCGCCGCCGCCCTCGACCCGCGGGTGCGGATCATCATCCTCAACGGCAAGAAGGGCGCCTGGCGTCACCTCGCCAAGGTCTGCCACCGCTACGTGGCCGGCGCCCGCGACGAGGCCGTCCTCTACGTGCTGCGCACCCTGCGCGAGTGCAAGGCCGACATCGACGCCCGCGGCGACCGCATCGAGGAACTCGACGAAAAGTACGGCTACGGCGACAAGCTCGTCCCGCAGGTCGCCTCCGACCCGAGCCAGGGCATGCCCCTCGTCGCGATCTTCATCGACGAAGCGCAGCGCTACATCGGGCACGGACAGTACGGCGGCGAGATCCTCGCCCTCTTGAAGGACATCGCCAAGGTCGGACCCTCGGCCGGCTACATGCTGATCGTCGCTGTCCAGAAGCCGACCGGCGACGTCATCGACACCGACCTCCGGGACAACATGGGGCTCCGCTACGTGCTCCGCATGAAGACCTCGGCGGGTTCGAAGGCGGCGCTCGGCGAGATCACCCCGGGCTTCGACCCGGTGCAGTTCTCGGACAGGCACAAGGGCGTCGGGGTGCTCGACGGGTCGGACAACGAGGAAGAGTCGCTCGACGGCGCGGACATCGACATTGTCCGCACGGACAGCCTCGACATGGCGATGGTCGAGGAGATCGCGGACAGGGCCCATGCTGTCCGGACAGGCATGAACAAGCTGTCCGGCTACGCAGCGGGCGACGACCTGTCCGAGGAGTCGACGCCGTTCCTGCTGCTCGACCACCTGTCCGACGCCATCAAGCTCGGCGAGGACAAGGTGTGGTCAGCCGATCTGATCCGCCGCATCGCGGACAGTCACCCCGAGGCGTACGACGGCTGGTCGCCCGACGACCTGGCCAACCACCTGAAGCCGTACGGGGTCGAGACGATCCAGATCAGCCGCACCGTCACGGACCCTGAGACGGGCGTGAAGCGCCAGAAGAACTGGCGTGGCGTCGCCGTCGCGGACCTCACCGAGGCCTACAACCGGGAGATGGCGAAGCGCGCCGCGCTCGGCCAGTGATCCGTCGCTACGCGTAGCACCCCCAGCCGCTACGCGTAGCACTAGTGCTAGCACCTGAGACTGGTTCTCACCTGGGCCTTAGCGGGCTAGCACCAGATCTGCGACTCCGCCGAAACCGTGCCGGGGGGCCGGTTCTCGGTGGGGTCGCAGCAGCCGCTACCCGCTACGCGACCCCACCCAGGAGACCGCCATGCACGTCCACTACGAGATCTCCCAGAAGCGCTCCACCGAAGGCCACCTGCGGCTCACCGCCGAGCAGGAGCACGACTACAAGAAGGCCCGCACCGACGAGCAGCGCAAGGCCGCCGTCCGGGCCGCGATCCTCGCCCACGCCGACGAGACCGACGACTGGGCATACGACGACCTGCTGACCCTGTCCGCTGTCCCCGACGACGCCGACCACCCGCTGCTCGTCGAAGCCGACAAGCTGCGGACAGGCCGACTTGTCCGCCGCGAGGAGCGCCTGCGGACAGCGCTGCTGTCCGGCGGGCTGTCCGAGGAGGACGAGCTGCGGCTGTCCGCCACCCGCGCTGTCCTGTCCGACCGCGGCGAGATCCTCGAAGACTGCCCGGGCCTCCCGGACATCGAGCACCTCGACTGGGCCTGACCAGACCCTGTCCGTTTGCCCGACACAACCCGGGCCCGCGGGGCTACCGTCGGGAGGCATGCGGTACACGGCAGCGGTGAAGACGGCAGAGCGACTCCCGCGCCGCACGCTCGAGCAGCGGGCGGAGCGGCTGCTGCGGGTGTGGGAGAACCTCGGCGACAAGATGTCCCGCGGCGACCGGATCAAGCTCGCCGCCGCACGGGAGGCGCTCAACCTTCCGCCGCTCTACGGGCTCGAGCCCTGAACGCCCTGAGGCCCCGCACCGGACGTACCGGGCGGGGCCTCAGGGCGTTGGGGCCGGGTCACGTTCTCGTCGGCCGCCGGAGGGTGGAGACGACAGCGAGGCACAGCACGATCACGGCGACGCAGGCGAACAGCAGCCAGCCGTGAACGATCACCCAGTCGGCCATCGACCCGGTCGGGCCGGCCTCGGGGTCCTCGGCGAACCAGGCGCGTAGGTCAAGCATCGGGGTCTCCTGGTCGTTGCGTGTGGTCGGGTCGTAGGGCCCGTGCGGCGATGGCGGCCCGCCGGCGGGTGGGCTGGCAGACCGCACAGGGGGTGTGGGTGGCGTGTTCGTTGACGGCGTCGGGGTGGTAGCCGCAGTCCTCGGCGAGCAACGCCCGCAGGATCCGGTCGACGTCGTCGCCGTCAGGCATCGTCGTCGTCCGTCGTGGCGTGAATGAGCGGGCGGCCCTCGGCGTCGTAGGCGCAGGCACCGTGCTGGCCGCACTCGGGACACGGGTTGGCGAGGCGCCGCTCCAGCTCGTACTCGGCGGCGTCCGGGAGGTTCGGGTCGTCCTCGGGGTCGTACGGCTGGTCAGGTCCGTCCTGGCCGAGGACGTGGACCCAGAACTCGCCGTCGTCCATCGCGTCGCGCAGGTCCGCCTCGGGGCAGAGCGGCACGCCGGCGGCGTCGACGAGGTGGCCGCTCACGCTGCGGCTTCCTGCTCGTCGAGGAACGCCTGCACCGCTGCGTGGTTACTGAGGCAGCGGGCCAGGAACTGGCCGACCTCGAACTCGTCGAAAGCCGTGCAGATCGGGACGTCAGGCCGCTTGCCCGTCACGGGCCGGACGATCGACCAGCCCTTCGGGTAGGTGCGGGCGACGGTGTCGCCGATCACGTCGTCGTCGTCGGCGAACAGCTCGTAGTGGCCCTCGGGGAACGGGAGGCCGCTCACTGGTCCAACCAGACGATGTCCGTTCGGCCGTTGTGTCCGTGGACGTGCTCGACCGCTGCGGCGCCCTTGTCGTGGAACACCACGGAGGTGGGCCAGTCGGTGAGCCAGCGGAGCGCCACAACCCCGTCGTCGAACTCGACGCCCTGCGCGACGACTCCGTCGCCGGAGACCCCGCTGACGTCCTCGTGTCGGTGTAGCTCGAATCGCCTCACGTTCGTTCTCCAGTTCGTTCGGTTGCCCTGGCTTCCGGGGGAGTGGAGCCAGCGCGGGTCACTTCTCGATGCGGGTGGGGCGGCGGGACAGCAGCAGGGCTACGACCACACCGGCGGCGATAACGACCGCCACGGCCAGCCCGCAGGCGGCGAGGTCTCGTAGGCCCGCCATCCACTGTTCGTGGGTCGTGGCGGTCACCACGGCTGGTCCTCGCGGGGGAGGGGCGGCAGCCGGTCGAAGCGCTCGACCCGGATGCGGGAGGGGGTGCGCTCGGCCGGGGTCACCGGTTTTCGCCGCAGCCGCTCCCTGACCCGGCGGGCCAGGGACTCGACCCCGTGGTGGGACAGGAGGCACAGCCCGAGGGCGGCCGCCAGGCACCGGAACCAGCCGGTGTCCCACGCGGCCACCAGGTCCGCCCACGCCACCGCGGTCACGCCACGCCCTCCGGCTTGCCGACCGCCGGGTGCGACCCGGACTGCTCCTGGCGCTCCTCGTAGGCGAGGCGGGCGCACTGGTCCTCGACCGCCGCCGCCGCTCGCTGCACCTCCCGGCGCTCACCGACCCAACGGCAGATCCCGACCTCGGCGACCACGGCACCGTCGGGCCGGGCGTAGACCACCGGCACCGTCTCCGCCGTGACGTAGATCGAAGCCAGCGCGTCGCGCTCGGCCTCGAGCCGCTCGACGTCACCGGCCAGCCGGTCGGCGAGGTCCATCGCGGTGGCGTGTGCCTCCCAGGCGATGCCGACCTCGCGGGACAGCTCCCCGATGATCTTGGCGCCTTCGTTCTCGCGCTGGTCGTCGTAGCGGATGTGGCCGACTTCGGTGAGCCACCGGTCGCCCCGCTCCCGGGCGGTCTCCCCGTTGGTGCTCATGACGCCACCCGCAGGGGCGCCGACTCGCCGAACACCGCGAGCTCGGCCGGCGACAGCGGCTCCGGCGGGCGTTGCCGCGACGGGACCCGGGACGTCGCGTCCACCCACCAGGCGCCTTCACGCACCCAGCCGGCGACGCAACGGTCGCCGATCCCGGCTCGCACCCGCAGACGGCTGACCGCCGCCGGCTCGGGGGGAGCCATCGCGTGCCGGCTCATGACGCCACCCGGTGCTGCTCGTGGCCGATCGCCATGAACCGGACCGCAGCCCTGCCCGCCACCGGGTCCGCCACGTCGGCGAGCCGGTCAGCTTCGGCCTCGGTGATGTGGCCGGCGACGAGACCGCGGGCGATCTCGTCGAGCCGTGCAGTGACCGGGCTCACAGCTCACCGCCGAGCGCCTTGGCGACGGCTTCGAGCACGACGTAGGCGTCGCGTTCGACCGCGTCGCTCGGCCACTGGTAGCCGTTCTCCTCGGCGAGTCGCCTGCCGCCGGCGGGGGTGAACCGGGGGAGCAGCTCTGCGAGCTTGCCGAGGATCTCGTCCACGTCGCCCGGGTCGTCGCCCACGTAGGAGCCGAGCAGCGCACGGACATCGTTGCGTGCCCCGGCCAGCTCCTCGGCCTCGACGGGATCGGGGGTGGTCACGACGTCACCCGCTGGTTCCACTCGACCGACTCGGCGACCACGTCGTCGAAGTCCGAGATCGAGCCGGGGTCGATCAGCTCACCGAGGTCGGTGTCGTAGCCGAGCCGCAGGGCGGACACGTGGCAATCCATGCACCACGTGCTGCCGTCCTTCAGGCGGACGTCGGCGTGGTCGCCGCAGGACTCGCAGCGCTTGATCGCGGTCACTGGCTCTCTCCTTGCTGGTTGGGGATGGAGGCCTCCGGCTCGCGGGGAGCACGAGCCGGTGGCCAGATCAGGTGTCGGGGGTCAGGACGATCTCGAAGTAGGCGGTGTCGTCGCAGGCGCGGAACCGGCCCTCGGCCTTGCCTGTGACGACCGCGTCGCCGTCGAACACGCCGAACGCCTCGACGATCTGCATCAGGTGGTTGAGGCCGTCCGGCCACACGGTGCACAGCGGCTTCGACGGCAGCCCGGACGTCGACAGGCGCACCTCGATCGGGCACTCACGGGTCTCGCTCACCGGGCCTCCTCGGGGTCCTCGTCGGAGACGACGATCGAGCCGTCGTCGCGGCGGGTCACCCACTGGCCCGGCCAGATCGGGATCACCTGGCCGTCGGCGAGGCACAGGAACGGGTGGTGGCCGGGGCCTTCGTCGGCGCAGTCGGCGACGAACTCCATGCCGGTCAGCTCGGCGATCTCCGCGCAGTTCAGGTGCGGCTCGTACCGGAGGGACCGGCTCACCGGACACCCGCCGGGGCGGCGGCGTCGAGGTGCGAGTACATGCGGGTCAGCAAGTCCTGATCCCACCGGGTCGGGTAGGCGTTCACACACGGGCCGTCCACCGAGCCGTGCGACAGGCCGAGACCGTGGCCGAGCTCGTGGCAGATCCCGTTCGCCAGGGCCGCGAGGTTCTGGCCGCGCCGGTTGTCGAACACCGCGTACGTGTTCGGGCTCGTCACGATCCGTTCGCCGATCGCCGCCTGCGGTGCCAGACCGCCGTTGCGGGCCTCACCGCGCACCGGGAGACAGTTCTCGCCCGACCGGCAGGTGCGGACCACCATCGAGATCCGCGGGTTCGCGTTCCACCGCGCCACCGCGTTCACGACGGCGGGACGGAGGACCTCGGCCGACGGGGTGACCTGCACGACCACCAGCGTCTGCGCCCCCGACGACCGGCCCCAGTGGCGACCCGAGTCCCGCGACGTCTCCGCAGCAGACACGGCACCGGTCAGGACGACCACAGCGAGCACCAGGCCGACAGCGGCAGCCAAGGAGCAGCGGATGCGGGAGGCAGTCATCCGTAGAACTCCCACTTCGCTGACGGCCACTGGAGGGCAGCGCGCCGCATCTCGTGGAGCACCGCTAGCAGCGACTCGTACGAGCCCCACTTGTTCTCCGGGTTCATCGCCTCGAAGCGGCGGCGCTGCGCCGACATGGTGTCGATGACCATGCCGAGCTTGGCCGCCACCTCGTCGGAGCCGAGCGACTCACGGGGCCAGAACTCCGGCCAGCCCGCCTCACGGATCATCCGGTTGCAGTTGTGCGTGTAGTTCACGGCGAGCACCTCGAACGTGCTCTCGTCGCCGTCGACCTCGTGGGTGACCGTGGCGGTCGCGTCCCAGCTCATCGGGCCTCTTCCTCCTGGAGCACAGCTCCGGATCGGTGGCTGGCCTTGTGGCGGGCCAGGTAGTCGTCTGCCGACGCTGCGTTCCGCGGCGGGGACGTGTAGCCACACGTGCACCACACCCGGGGACGTCGGGGATCGCCGACGAGGGCGCACTGATGGCGGGCGGGGCGGGTCACGGCGCCGCCTGCGTCAGGCCGAGCAGGACGGCCATGTCGTCCGACATCGGCTCGAACTCGATCGCCGGCGTCCAGCGGATCCACTCGTGGCTCCCGTCCGCCTTCGTGTTCGGCTGCCACCCGGCGCTCATGCGGCGGACCAGCTCGTCACGCTCGGCCCGCAGCGCCTCGTGGCTGCGCAGCACCTCCAGGAACGTCATCGACGCGAGGCCCATCGCGCTGGCGGCCTCCTCGTCGTGCAGCAGGTCAGCCGTCCGCTCGACCGGCAGGATCTCGCTCATCGCAGGCCCTCCCGCTCGCCTGGCCCGTCATGCCCCAGGGGCACGTCCCAGTCCTCGACGTGGGCGAGACGGTCCATCTCGACCCGCTCGTCGCCGCGGGCGCAGGCGAGGGCGTCCACCGCCGAGTCGCACACGCCACCACACACCCGGCACTCGACCCCGGCAGGGAGGGGGGATGGAGCGACGACGCTCACGACGCACGCCCCGTCGCGGGCCGCATGTACTCCTCGTCACGGGTCCTGATCCGTTCGGTGGCGGACAGCTCGTCGCTACGGCGAGGCGGCTGCCCGGCCGCCGCTCGCAGCTGCGCCAGCGTCGAGCAACGGAAGCACGTGACCATGTCCTCCGGCTCCAGCGTCGGCCCGTTGCAGGCGAAGAACTGGCAGTCGAGCCGGTCGAGCGCGTCCACCGCGTCGAGCAGCAGCTCCTGCGGGATGGCGACGACGGTCACAGCCCCTCCTCCGAGTCGAACGAGGACCAGCCGCGACCAACCCGGAAGCAGCCGTCCCAGCGCGAGGCGTCACGCAACAGCGCGTCCATCTCGAGCGCCGACAGCGGGCCACGCCCCAACGGGAGGTAGCGCTCCGCGACCTCGGCCGCGGACACGGGTCGGTCGAACGTCATCTCCGCGTCGAGCAACGCGCCCAGCACCGTGTCGCCGCTCACGACGCACCACCGAACGAGTCGACCCAGGCGTCCACATCGGCGTCGTCCTGGGCCTGCTTGCGTTCCCGGTCAGCCGCCACCTGCGCAGCGTTCGCCGCAGCGAGGGCAGCCACCAGGCCCGGCAGGACCGACGGCGGGAACACCACCGCGCCCTCCTGCCACGAGCCGTCCTCCTCGCGGTCCTGCGCCACGATCGACGCGTGGCAGTCCGGGGAGGACCGCACCACCAGGCGACCGCCGTCGTAGGCGATCGTCACGTCGACCGGGAGGCCGTCGGTGGCGCTCACGACTCACCGCCGCTGCGGCCGGCAGCGTTGCGCTTGTCGAGCGAACGGCTGCGCAGGTACTCGGCCCGGTCGCGCAGGTGCCGGTCGTGCTGGTCCTCACCACAGAGACGCACGGCGTCCCGCAGCAGCGACTCCATGTCGTCGGCCACCTCGTCGAGACGGTCCGGATGGGCGCTCCGGGCGTCGATCGTGTTGCCGAGATGCTTCGCCATCATCCGGAGGCCGCCAGCGGCCAGCACCGGGTTCGACGTCAGGTTGGGGGTGTTGGGTCCGTCGCTCACATCGCCAGAGTAAGCGGTCGATCCTCGCTTAGTCAAGCGGTGAAGTAGAACCCTCTCGCCCTGGTAATGGGCAGTATCACCGCCACTCTGTGAGCGTGTACGGTCCGCCTGGTGGAGGTGCTCCCGCGGGCCGCTGCGATCTACACGAGGATCTCGCTCGACCGCTCCGGCGAGGGCCTCGGCGTGGCCCGCCAGGAAGCCGACTGCCGACGTCTCGCCACCGAACGTGGCTGGCACGTCCACCGTGTGTACCCGGACAACGACCTCAGCGGTAGTGCCCGCGGTGTCACCCGCCCCGAGTACGACCAGCTCTGCGCCGACATCGCTGCCGGGATCGTCGATGCCGTCATCTGCTGGGACCTCGACCGGCTCACCCGCCAGCCCCGCCAGCTAGAGGAGTTCGTCGAGCTGTGCGACCGGGCCGGCGTACGTCACCTCGCTACCGTGTCCGGCGACATCCACATCGGCACCGGCGACGGCCTCCTCGTCGCGAGGATCAAGGGCGCGGTGGCGGCCGAGGAGGCGCGCAAGATCCGCCAGCGGGTCGCTCGCAAGCAGCAGGAGCTGGCCGAACGGGGTCTGCCCGGTGGCGGCGGCAAACGGCCACTCGGCTTCCAAGCCGACCGGATCACCCACGACCCCACGGAGGCAGCGGCCCTCCGCTACGCCGTCGATGTCGTGCTTACCGGTGGCACCCTGGCTGACGCCGCAGCGGACGTGTCGTCGCGCCTCGCCCGCCCCGTCGATCCGTCCTCGCTGCGCCGAGTGCTCGTGTCGCCTCGCCTCGCCGGCCTCCGCCAGCGGCACGGCGCGATCGTCGGCGAGGCGAAGTGGGCGCCGATCATCGAGCCGGAGACCCAGGAACGGCTACGCGCCACGCTCGCCGGCAGGTACCGCTACAGCCGCCCCTACCGGGCCCACCTCCTCGGCGGCATCGCCCGCTGCGGCGCCCCAGGCTGCGACGCCAAGCTCCACGCCCAGGTCGTGAAAGGCCGACGGGAGGGTCTCGTCCAGTACTCGTGCCGGCGGGCCCGCGGCGGCTGCGGCCGAGTCGCCGTCACCGCCGACATCCTCGAAGGCGAGGTGCTGGCCGAGGTGCAACGCTGGCTACAGCAGCCCGAGTTCGCCGCCGCCATCGCCGCCGCCGTCGACGGCGACCCGCAGGGCGACCTCGACGACCTCGCCGCACAGGTCGTAGCGGCGGAGGCCGCGCTCGAGTCGCTCGCCCGGGAACGTCAGGAACTCGGCCTGGAGGTGGCGGAGTGGAAGGCGTTGCGGGAACCGATCGCAGCCCGGCTCGACGCCGCCCGCCGCACGCTCAGCGAGGCCCGGCAGCGCAGCGGCCCGACACCGTTCTCAGGCGTCACCCCGGCCGAGCTCGCGGAGCTATGGCCGGCGCTGGCCGCCGACCCGGCCACGATGCGAGAGCTGATCCGCCTGCTCGTGGGCGAGATCCGGGTACGCCCCGTAGGCAAGGGCTGGCGAAGCGCAGTGCGTCAGCGGGTGCAGGTCGTGCCGGCATGGAGTGTCAGTGGCAGGGGCTGACAAGCCCGTACCCCCCCGGTTCACTTGCCCACGGATCGTGGGTAGGGTCGCGCGCACAGGGAGTAGTCGAACGGAGCGGGGTTGATGGGGATCAGCGATGATCCACGCGGCGAGGCGGGATTGAGCCGGCGGGTCGATGAGCTGGAGGACGGCTTCATCGAACTGCAAACGATCGTGTTCAACAGGTCGTCGGAGCAGCGCGAGGACTTGGACCGCAAGGCGGCGTCGGTCCACGAGCGCTTAGACGACCTGGAACGGGTGATGCAGCTCATCCTCGCCCAGCTGAATGATCGGAAGCCCGCTGGCTGAGCGCCCGCAGGATCTCCCGCATCTGGGCCTCCAGGTCCGCTAGCCGTTCCTCCACCGTCCGCTCCCGCCCGCCGATGAGGCTGTCGCGGGGGGCGGCTGCGTCCTCGGGTTCGCCGCCCTTGCGGATGGCGTCGATGGCCCCGGGCGGCCAGTCCAGCGCGATCGACACGGAACGTAGCGTCGTGGGTTGGTAGCGGCTCTGCCGCGCCGTCTCGATCAACCGGATCGTCGATGTCGCTACGCCGGCCGCGTGGGCGACGGCTTCCTGCGTGAGGCCGAGATCCTCGCGCCGCTGGCGAGCGCGCGCGCCCACCCGTTTCCAACCGTCGTCCATGGGGCGAGTTTGTACGGCAACTGTCGCGTGATTCAAGCGCCGACACCCTCGGTGACCAGGACTTTTCGGATCGTCACGGTAAGCGGTTGAAACACCGGCGCCAAGCGCTTGTATCGGCGCCGGTCACCGCTTACACTGGCGGTCGTGACGACGGACGCCGCGACCCTTCCCGCTGATCTCGACGAGCCGCCCGCCGCTGGGCTCGTCGCGGTCGCTTGGCACGCCTTCCACCGACGTAAGGACGACCTCAAGCTGAGCCAGCGCGAGGTCGCCGAGCGAGCGGCGGTCTCCGAGTACACGATCCGGCTGCTGGAGAAGGCGGGCCAGTCGAGCTTTCAGCGCTCGACGATGCGCTCCATCTCGCTCGCCCTCGACTGGCCGGGCGACGCTCTGGAGCGCATCCAGGCTGGCCTGCCCCCGGTCGCTCGCAAGCGCAAGGCATCGGCGTGAGCGACGACGCCCGACCCGAGTGGGGGCCGGCACCCGCTGACGTGTGTGAGCGCGTCGCCCGCCTGCTCGCCCCGAAGCTCAAGGAGCTGCGCGAGCGCAAGGCCGAGGCCGAGCGAGGTGTGGCGTGAGCGGCCGGGAGTGGGCCCGCATCGATCCGGCGCCGTCGTTCGGCATGGCCCTGTCGAGCCAGGGCGGGACCGTCCATCGGGTCCGGGCGGCCTATCGGTACTCACCTCCCCTCGGCATGCCGTCTGCGATCTGGGCGGTGTGGGAATGCCGGCCCGGCACCTGCGTCGAGGCTTGGCATTCGTCGGCCCGCCACGTCCAGCTGATGGACGACCCCGGCGCCCATCTTCGCTGCGCCAAGTGCGGCGTGGAGGACACCGGCAATCCGTCACTGGCATCGGGCCGGCCTGGCTGGCCGGACATCCCGGTGTCGCTCTACGTCGCCCGTCGCGTCGACGGCGTGGTGAAGGTCGGCTGCACGACTGACGTCGAGCGGCGGATGCGGCAGCTCGACGCGGAGCTGCTGGCCAGCCGTCCCGGCAACTACGTCGACGAGCGTCGCTTACTGGCCGGTCTGCCGCTGGAACCCGTCGAGGGCCAGGAGTGGTTCGCCCCTGGCTCTGAAGCCGTCCTGCTGGCCGCTCTCAACGAGGTCGCGGCATGACCACCCCCACCCCTGGGACGTCGAGCGCTGATCGCGGCGGGTTCCCCCTGCCTGTCGCGGCCAGCGCTGGACGTCCCGGCCTGGTCCGTCCCGCGGAAGGGCCGGCCGGGGCGCCCTCTTCTCGGCGATCGGCACGCCTGTCCGCGGTTGCGCGGACGGGTCTGCGGGTGGCCGAGCCCGTTGCGAGCCAGCCCCGTAGCCGGCGTGCCTCCCCCAGTGGTCACGTCGGCCTCGGCCACCCCACCCCGTAAAGGCCGAAGGCCGGCCCCCAGCTTTGACGGGCAGGGACCGGCCTTCCGAGACCAGGAGATCAACGTAATGAGAGTTTCCCTACGTGTCGACCCCGAGGGTCGGGCCCGGCTCGATCAGCATCGGGCGCACCGGATCATGCTCGCCTTGCAGCGGGAGGGCGCGACGCCGGAGGAGGTGGCTGAGCTGTCGCCGCTGGGGTGGCTGCTCGCTGGTTCGCTGGCCGAGTTGCAGTCGCCGCCGTCCGGTGACGTGAAGCGGATCGTGCTCGCCGAGTACCGGCTCGAGGACGAGGCGGTGTCGGCGTGAGCGTCATCTACGCCTGGTGCACCGACTGCGAGCTGTACGCCCCGGTCGTGGTGCTCGCCCCCAATGGGCCGCAGATCCTCACCCACCCGACTCGCAACGACGACGGGACCTGCCGTGGCACGGGACGGGTCCTCGCCCCCGGCTCGGAGACGCTCACGGCTGACGAGATCTTCGGCGGTGCGTCGTGAGCGCCACCGCCGACTTCGAGGTCCCGGCTGCCGAGCTGCTGGCCGAGGACGAGCGGTACCGCCGCGAGCACCTGGGCCTCCCGACCCGCACCGTCCATTCGGAGGTGTGGGGTTCGCACACGACCCGCTGCTGGAACGCCGGCATGGCTGCGGCTGTCGCCGATCTGGAGGACGAGCCGGTGTTCGGTTCGCCGACGGCGTTCGTGTGCACGTGCGGCCAGGCCGTGAACCCGCTGACGATGCTCCTGATCGCCACCGGTGGTGAGGCGTGACCGCGCTCGATCCGGTCCTCGCCGCGCCGGCCGTGGCCGACGACCTCAACGATGTCGCCCGCTTCGTCCGCAAGGCCGAGATGTTCGCCCCGCTGTTCTTCGACGAGGGCTTCACGCTCACGGTCGAGACCCGCCACGAGTGGCTGTCCGCTGTCGAGCTGATGGAGGCCCACGGCGGCGTCGACCACGGCGTCTCCGCCGACCGCGAGTGGGCGGTCGCGTCCACCTACTTCGGTGGCCTGACCGTGTCGGTGCAGGCGCCGCTGGCGGAGGTGGGGGAGTGATGGCCCACCGCGAAGACCCGATCATCGTGGCGATCGCTCAGGCCATCGACCACGTCCGCAAGGGCAACGCCGGGGCGGCCGTCGACACGCTGGAGGCGGCCGACCCGGACGGCTTCATGTCCACCTACGCGATCGCTGGCGGTATCGCCCGCCTCGGGATCACGAGTGGGCCGGTCACGGTCACGTCGTTCGGCTCGACGCCGGGCCAGGACGAGTACGGGGCTTCCCTCGGTGCGTTCATCGCTGCCGCCGGCAACGGCGACGTCGAGGGGGCGCGGGCGGTCTACTTCGCTGACGCCTTCGTCACCGGCGAGATGATGGGCGACCTCCTCATCATCGCTAGCCAGCTCGTCGATGGTGCTTCCGGGGCGGTCGGCTGATGGCCCTCGCCAAGGACCTGTCCCACCTGCCGACCCCGGCAGCCACGAAGGACGAGCCGTTCGCCCCGGACCCGGAGCCGACGTTCCTCCTGCCGTACCTGGACGACCTCGTCGCCCGGAACGCAGCCGAGGGCCAGCGCCCGCACGCCGTCGCGGGCACCCGGTTCCGCCACTCGATGGCCGGCAACTGCTCGAGGGCCGTCGCCTACTACGCGCTCGGCGTCGACGAGTCGAACCCGATGGACCTGTGCGGCGTGGTCGTCACCGGCAACGGGACGGCGAAGCACGACGAGATCCAGGACGTGCTCATCCGTGAGGTCGACGGCCTCACCGTCGAGGTGCCCTGCCAGGTCGACGACTTCGACGGGTCCGGCAACGCCGACGGCCTGCGCGTCATCGACGGCAAGCGCATCTGCTGGGAGCACAAGAACGTCGGCGGGTTCGCCTTCAAGATGGCGATCGGGGAGCGCTCGGCGCCGCAGGGCCCGAAGCACGACCACATCGTCCAGGCGGGCCTGAACGCCCTCGCTCTGGGTGCTGACACGGTGGTCATCACCTACCTGACGTGGGAGGCGGTGAGCGTCCAGGCCGCGGCCCGGAAGCACATCGACGGCCCGAACCGCATCGCCGCCCAGTGGACGATCGAGCGGGACGTCTGGGAGCCGCTGGCCCTCGATGAGGTGAAGCGCATCAAGGCGATCCTCGCCATGGTCGACGGCGGCACGCTCCCGGCCCGCAAGATCCCGGACCCGCAGCTGCCGAAGGGCGCGGTCATCGTCGACCCTTCGTCGGCTCGGTGGGAGCAGCACAACGCCGACGGCGAGATCCTCGATACCGGATCTACTTGGTCGTGTTTCTACTGTCGCTGGCAGGACCTCTGCGTTCGCACGCCCGCCGGCCGTGCCCCCGTCGAGACGCTCGTCGAGATCGGCGCACTCCCCGAGGTGGCGGCATGACCCGGCGCCCCGTCCCCGTGCGCTCCCTCGCGACGCGCCTGCCCGACGCCGGCCGCATCCGCATTGGCGTGAAGGTCCCGGTCCCGGGCAAGGACCGCAACGGCAACCCGAAGTCCCGGCCCGAGAAGATCGACCGGTTCCGCTTCACGAGCGCCGACCGGACGGCCCTCGACCAGGTGGCCGCCATCTACGGCGGCCAGGTCACCGAGTGGGTCGAGCCGAAGGCCGCGCCCGGCCAGTGGCAGGTCATCACCGACGCCCGCGAGATCCGGATCGCTCTGCCGCCGGACCCGCTGGGCAACACGCCCGTCTACGAGCTGTGGGCCGGTGGCGGCTGCCAGCGGCGCTGCGACGGCGAGACCGTCGAGATGCTCACCAACGGGCCCGACGGCCTCGACCTCCAGACCGCTCCGTGCATCTGCGACCGCAAGCAGGCGCTCGAGTGCTCGCTGCACACCCGCCTGTCGGTGCTGCTGCCCGAGGTCCGGTTCGCCGGCGTGTGGCGGCTGGACACGAAGTCGCAGAACGCCGCGGTGGAGCTACCCGGGATGGTGGAGCTGATCCGGTCGCTTCAGGACCGGGGGATCGTCCGGGCGACGATGCGCGTCGAGTGGCGCAAGCAGGTCCAGGCCGGCCAGACCCGCGAGTTCGCCGTCCCGGTCCTCGGTGTCGACGACACGCTGAACGAGCTCGCGGCCGGCTCCGCCCGGCTGGGTGCCCTGTCGTCCGCTGCTGCGCCGGAGCCGATGGCCGAGCTGAACGCCGGCCCCGACCTCGACGACGAGGCAGTCGAGGCCGAGATCGTTGAGCCGACCATCTCGCCCGACGACGCCGAGTCGATCAAGGCCCGGGTCAACGCGGGAGGCCCGGCCGTCATCAAGGCGTGGCGTACCCAGTTCGGTGTGGCCCCTGCGGATCTGCCGGCTGAGCGGTACGACGAGGCGCTCGCCTTCCTCGCCGAGGGGGTGACGGCGTGAACTTCGCCGACACGTTCGCCGAGGTGCAGCGCCTGTCCGGGCTCATCGACGAGGGCCTCGCTGCCCTGCGTACCCAGGCCCACGCCGTGGCCGAGGCGGAGCACACGTATCGACACTCGAAGGCCCGCGCTTGGCTAGAGGCACCTCGCGTCGTCGCCGGTCAGAAGATCACCGCTGGCGAGCGTGAGGCCTGGGTCGACGCTGCCACGGCTGACCAGCGCCGTGACCGCGACATGGCCGACGGCCTCCGCGCTGCCGCTCTCGAAGCGGTGCGCTCCCGCCGCACGCAGCTTTCGGCCATCCAGTCGCTCCTCGCGGCCGATCGTGCCGAAGCCGAGTTTTCGCGAACGGGGCCCCGATGACGATGCTCCCCGGCCCCGACAAGCTCGACTGCCCCTGCGGGTGCGGCAAGTTCGGCACGCCCCGGCGCAAGGCGTGGGGCGACGGTCTTCGCCACGTCAGCCGCTGCCCCTGCCCGCGCTGCGTCGGCGGCCGCCAGAGCGGCAAGGCGCGACGCCGCGAGAACAAGGTGGCGAAGGATCTCGGCGGCCACCGCCACGCCCTCTCCGGCGGCCTGTCTGGCGCTGACGTGTCGGCCGGCTACTGGTCGTTCGAGGAGACGTCGAACGAGGCGATCGTGCGTGGCTTCCGCCGCTGGTGGACGTCGAAGGGTGTGCGCTCGAAGCTCGCCCGCCTGTTCGCCCGCCGCGGCGAGGCCCACGCCCTCGTTCTGTCCTGGGACGGACGGCCTCAGGTGGTCGTGACGCCCTACGAGGACTTCGTCGCCCACTTCCCGCACCAGTCCACCGACGGGCCGGGAGGGGCAGCGTGAGCGCCCCGGCCAAGGAGCTGCGCATCTGCGCCAACTGCCAGCACCGGCAGCACGGCCAGTGCACCTCGAACGTCTTCCCCGTGTGGGTCTGCGACTGCCTGTGCCGGCTGATCGGCACCGCCCCTGACGGCCCGAAGGACGCGGCGTGACGGCCGCCGAGGTGTGGACGTACCGGGGCCGGTCGCATCCGTTCCTGAACGCCGACGGGTCGACCGATGTTCGGGCGCTGCTGGCGCGCTGGGACGACGAGGCGAACCGCGACGCCGACCGTTCGGACCGTGAGCCGATCCGGAGGTCGGGCCAGTGAGCCGGCGCGGCGACGAGATGACGTCGCTCTCCGACGTGCGGGTGACGCCTCTCCCGGTCGCGGCCGAGCCGCACGAGCACGGCACCGTCTGGCGCTGGCGCCCCGTGCGCGACGAGGCCCGCCGGAACTGCGCCATCTGCCGTCCGGCGCTCCCGTGCTTCACCCACGGCGCCCCGACGTTCCAGTGGGCCGACTACCCGTACGGCACGCTCGGCGCCTCGCCTCCCCCTGGCGGGTTCGAGCGCTGCCAGCGCTGCACTCGCACCGACGCCGTCGCCGTGGGTGTCCACCGCGGCGAGGACCTGATCGACGGCGCCATCTGCGACCGGTGCATCGATCGCCGCTACGGCAAGCGCAACTGGGAGGCGTCATGAGCGTCTCGGACGCCTTGTGGTTCCTCGCTGTCGCCGGCCCGGATGCGGCCGCCCCCGCCTTCGTGTTCGCCGCTGAGCTGAGCCCAGCGGAGAGGACCGGCGTCGGCCTGGTTCTCCTCGTCGGCCTGATCGTCGCCGCCGCCAGCCTCACCGGCTTCGTGCTCTGGCTCGGCGATCTGCGTCGGCGCCGCAAGGCCCGCCGCGCCGTCGCCCCTGTCCTCCGCGGGCGCAGCTCGACGCGCGCCCGCCGCTTCCGCAAGGAGACCCCGAAGTGATCCCCACCCTCGCCACAACCATCGACGCCGAGTTCGGCGTGACCGGCGGCGGGATCGTCCGCCCGGTCATGCTCGGCCTCGCGGTCACCTTCGGCGCCTGGTGCATCGGCCAGCTGTGGGCCCGCCTGGAGCCTGAGGCGTACGGCCATCCGTACAGCCTCGACCGGGCCGAGTGGGACCCGGGCTACGCGACGGCGCCGTGGCAGAACGACATCACCGCCCCGCACGTCCACACCGAGCAGCGGAGGGCGTCGTGAACGTCTCCACGACCGACCTCAAGATCGTCGACACGGCGGACGAGGACCCGAAGACCTGCCGCGACGGGCGCCCTGGCTGCAAGCGCGTCGCGTTCATCGACGGCCGCTGCATCGGCTGCCACGCCGCCCGGCCCGAGCGGAGGGCGTCATGAGCGCCATCGACGACCGGCTCGAGCGAGCCCTGCACCGCGACCCCCGCCAGCCGTACACGGGCGCCGCCGAATGCGCCGAGGACGGCTGCCACTCCGACGCTCACACCCGTGGCCTGTGCTCGAAGCACTACAACCGCCAGCGGCGGGCAGCGATGCGGGCAGGCACGTGGGTGCCCGTCCCGCAGGCCCCGCCGGTCGACTCCGAGGAGCCGGTCTGCACCTGCGCTGTCGCCCGCCCTGACGGCATCGGCGAGTGCGCGACCTGCCGCCGGGTGGTCATCGCTTCGATGGCCCCGGCGATCCGGGTCAAGGCGCTGGTCCGCTGGCCGCACCTCGCCGGCCAGACGATCGGCGGTGCGGCGTGATCTGGCTCGCCGTCCTCGCCGGCCGGGCGTGGCTCTGGTCCTACGGGCTGAACGCCGTCTACGCCGTCGGTCTCATCGTCGGCGCCGCGGCCGGCTGGGTGGCCCGCGAGTTCGCCGGCGCCTACCTCCCCCAGCTCGACGCCGAACCCGGCGCCACCTACGGGCGCCTGGTGCGCACCACCCGCCAGCAGCTCCTCGACCGGGTCGCCGCCCGCTCCCAGACGCTCCGCCACCGCCAGCTCGACACGGCCGAGATCGCCGCGCTCGACCTCGACGACGACGAGCTCGAGCCGAAGGTGGCGGCGGCGTGAGCTCGAGCACCTGCACCCGTTGCGAGCTCGAGCTCGAGGCCGGCGACGAGCTCACGCGGGACGGCCTGCCGTACTGCTCGGACCGGTGCGCCGAGCTCGGCCCGAAGCCGGTGGTGCTCGAGGGGCAGCGCGCCCTGTTCGAGCTCGAGGCGACGTCGTGAGCACGCTCGAGCGAGTCGAGCTCGAGGTGGGCTACGCCGCCCCGGCCATGCCGGACTCGCCGGTGATGGCCGCCTCCAGATGGCCCACGAATGCCGAGCTCGTTGCCGACGTGGCGCGCCTTGGATGGTTGCGCTCAAGCGACACGGTGCTCGACCCGACGTACGGCCGGGGCCGCTGGTGGGCCAAGTGGCGGCCCGCCCGCCTCGTCGCGACCGACATCCGCCTCCGTGGAGCTCGAGACGCACGACCCCATGACGCCCGCTGCGACTTCCGTGCCCTGCCGTTCCGCTCGAGCTCGTTCGACGCCGTCGCATGGGACCCGGCCTACGTCGCAGCCGGCGGCAGGAAGACGACGGGCATGGTCGACTTCCACGACCGGTACGGGATGGACGACGCCCCCGCCACGCCGGCCGAGCTCCAAGCCCACAACAACGCCGGACTGCCCGAGCTCGTCCGCGTGCTCAAGCCCGGCGGGATCCTGCTGGCGAAGACGCAGGACTACGTGTCGTCCGGGAAGCTCTGGCCGGGCACGCACTACACCCTGACGGCCGCCCTGGAGCTCGAGCTCGAGCTCGTCGACCGTCTCGAGCACATCGGCTCCCCGCGCCCGCAGCCGCCCCGGTCTCGAGCGGACGGCCAGCCGGTGCGCCAGCAGCACAGCCGCCGAAATCTGTCGACGCTGTTCGTGTTCCGGAAGCCGCTCGAGCGACGCCGTCGCCAGCCCTCCCTGCTGGAGGTGCCGGCATGAACCTGCTCCTCGCTCTGGCTGCCGCTCTCGGCATCGCCTGCACGTACGCGCTGGTGGAGCTGGCTCAGCTCCTCGGCCTCGGCGGGAGCGTGCTGTGAGCCCGCTCGCAGGCGGCCTTCGCTTCGTCGAGGCTGGTGTAGCGCCCGATCGGTTTGCCGGTGCGGCAGAGCACAGCGAGCCAGTGCGGCGCGAAGTCGGGTGTCAGCGTGACGGTGGCGCACATGTAGCCGTCGTCGTCGAGCATTCGCGTCTCGCCATCGCCAGCGGCTTCGCGTGCGGGGTCCCATCGGTAGGCCATCTCGCCCACCTCTACCGCCGTCCCGTGACAGGTCGGCGCGTCGGGGCCGGCGCACCTTCTCAGACTCGCCCTCAGACCTGCGGTGGTGCGTCGTGAGCGAGCGTCGCTGCGGACCGCAGGTCGCCGCCCTTCGCTGGCCGGTCCAGCCGCTGCTCGACAACACGTCCCTGACGCCGTCGGATCTGCGCACCCTGGTCGGCGGCGGCAAGTACGGGCAGCTCGTCGCCGAGGGGCTGACGGACCAGCAGGCGGACCGGTGGGCGATCCGCGGCGGCGTCCACCCCGGCTGCGTTTGGGACTCGTGGTTCGACGCGGCGTTGACCCCGCTGGATGAGGCGCACGTGGCCGGCGGGTGGCGCCAAGCCTGGCTGTGGGCCGACGAGCAGTCCGAGCGCTGCGCCGACGAGCGGAGAGCGGCGTGAGCCCTGCATCCCGGCCGCTCCATCCGGGCGGCGAGACGCTGACATCGCTGGGTGGCGTGACGCCCACTCAGCGCTATCCCGGGGCCGAATGCCCTGGTAGAGTGCCCGTACACGTAGTGACCCCCGCGGTGCGTCAACACCCGGGGGTCTGCCCAACGCCGCTTGGAGGCGCTGAGATGGATCAGGTTACTTGCTGCCCGCGTACGTCCACGGGGACGACGCTGTGAGCGGCGACATGAAGCCCATCGCCCGCTACGAGCGCCAGATCCCTGCGCGCCTAGTGGTGCGCTTGGAGAACGGTGAGGAGTGGGACGCCGACGAGGGCGACCTGCTCCGCTTCGGGTTCTGCCGCACGGTCACCGCCGAGTACGAGGCAGGCAACGCCATCACCCTCGCTGGCCTCGACCCCAGCGGCGACCACTCGGGTCTCCGGTACGCCATCGAGCGCGCCCTGCGCGGCGCTCCGCTCGACCCCGACGACGCCGAGGACGCTGTCGTCCTGGCGACGCTCCGCCATCAGGCCGAGCTGTTCCGTCGGGGGGTCAACCCCGACGAGTGGGAGCTTCCCGATGCCGGAGGTGCATCGTGAGCAACCTCCCTCCGATCCAGTCCGGCGAGATCTACATCCGCTGCCCCGAATGCCTGACCATCGGCTGGACCGAAGACGACGACTCGGAGCCGATGCCCGACTGCCCGCCCTGCGGCGTGCCCGCAGAGAAGTGGCAGCCGGGCGACGAGGGCACCCCCGACGTCCGCCTGATCGACGGCGACCCTGTCGACGCAGCGCACCACCTGACGGCGGAGGTGCAGCCGTGATGGCCGCCCACCAGGACCGCTACGCCCACCTCGGGCCGAAGCGCCGCAAGGGCCGCGTCCACGCCTTCCGCGGCTTGCAGCCCGTCACCGCGTCCGCCGCGGAGACCCGCCGGGACCGCCAGTGCCACCGCGGTGACGGCGTCCCGAAGGCACGCCTCACCGAGACCGCAGCCCGCGACCTCGCTGCCCAGTGGTACGGCTACAACGCCTACGAGTGCTCCTCGTGCGGCTGGTGGCACGTCGGCCGCATCCCCGGCCGTCTCTGGTCCGAGCCCGCCCCTGACGCTGGGGCCGAGCAGAGCACCGGAGGCGATCGATGAGGCCGACCCTCATCTCCGAGGTGCTCGACATGGTGGCCCGGTCGTCGATGACCCCCGCCGGCGACGACGCCGACGTGCTGCGCCAGGCGGCGGACATCCTCCGTTCGGGCCGGTCGAAGGACGGCTCTGTCGTTATCGTCGCCGGCCCGCTCCATGACCCGTGGGTGAACGAGCTGGAGGACACCGCCGACCGGGTGCGTGCCCTCTACGACGAGCTGCACGGCGTCTCCGAGCACGTCGACGACCTGCTGCGCCTGTTCCGGGAGCGGCGCGGCGACAAGCTCTGCCCGATCTGCCGCAAGCCCTCGCATCCCGGGTGCTGCGACGAGGAGGCCGCGGCGTACCGCCGTTCGCTCGGCATGGCCTACGACGGCTGGACGCCGGGTGACCGGAACGACGCCTACAAGCGTGGCCACTGGGTGCGGGGCTTCGGTGACCGCGAGCCGATGACCGAGGCGCAGCAGCTCATCCACTACGGCGAGGTCATCGTTCCTGCCGGCCCCGGAGGCGATCGATGACCGCCCCCGACGTCATCCACTGCCGCGAGTGCGGACGCCCCTGGGGTGTCCGCCTCGGCCGCCCTGACGGCGCCGCAGAGGCCCGAGAGGCGCTCCTCGACGCCTACCGGACGTTCCTCGCCGAGGACTACGGCACCGACGAGTACGCGGCCCCTGAGCTGCCCGAGCCGGAGCAGGTCGACATCGTGTTCGTGTCGGCCGCTGACAACCGTTGGCTCGACTGGGTCGGCATCGAGTCGTGCGCCGACTCCGACACCTGGAACCGGGCCGATCACCTGCCCGAGATGCCGAAGTGGTGGAACGGGTTCAAGCGGGCCAAGCCGGCGCTCTGGTGGGACTGCTGCCAGCTCGACCCGGTGCCGCTCGCCCTCGCCAGCGAAGGGGGCGACCAGTGACCTGCCCCACCTGCCACTACCGCGATTGCACCCCCGAGGGTCTGGAGTACGAACCCGCAGCTGCCGGTGACGGCGTCGCGGTCCTCGTCTGCCCTTGCACCAGCTGCCACATGGACGTGCCTGTCGACGACCGGGTGTTGGCCGCCGAGGTGCGGATCCACCACGCGCTCGCCGCCATGGGGGTCCAGCCGTGACCGCCCCTCGATGCGGCACCCGATTCGGCAAGCGCCGCCAGTACACGTGCAAGCGCCTGCCCCGGCATCGGGGACCCCACCGGTTGCGGGCCACCGCCGCCGAGCTCGCGGCGCTGCTCCGGAGGGCGCGGCGATGACCGCTCGCACCCTCCTCGCCACCTGCGCCCTCGCTCTGGCCGCGTGCTCGTCCTCGAGCGCGCCGCCGGCAACCACGACCACCACCGAGCCCGAGACCCGCTTCTGGGTGGGCCACGCCGGCGGCAACGAGACCCAGGTGTGCGTCGAGCACCCGGACGGCGACGACACCACCACGACGTGCGCCCCCTGCTACTGGCCTGACGGGGACCCGTCGGCCGGCTCGTGGGTGGAGTGCGAGCGTTTCGACGAGGAGGGGTCGTGAGCGTCGACGTCTTCTCCGAGCTGTCGCCCCCCTACGCCACGATCGTGGCGGACCCGCCGTGGCCGTACCCCGAGGGCTGGCCTGGCTGGGGAATGACTGCGGCCGAGCGACGCGCCCTGCCCTACACGTCAATGACCGTTGACGAAATTGCAGCCCTGCCTGTTCGATCGCTCGCAGCGCGCGAGGGCTACTTGTTCCTGTGGACGACGAACCGCTACCTGCGGGCGTCGTTCGACGTCCTCGATGCCTGGGGGTTCACGTTCCGCCAGGCGGTCGTGTGGTGCAAAGACCCGCAGGGTGAGGGCCCGGGCGGCATGTTCGCTCAGACCACCGAGTACGTGATGGTCGCCCAGAACATCGGTCCTCGGTCCCATGCCCGCGGCAAGCGCACTAGTGGCAGCCGTGAGGCCTCGTCGTGGTTCAAGGCGCCGAAGGCGGCGCATAGCGCCAAGCCGCCGTCGTTCATGGACGCGGTCGAGCGTGTCGCCCCGGGCCCGTACCTGGAGCTGTTCTGCCGCCAGCCGCGTTTCGGATGGGACACCTGGGGCTGGGGACATGAGTTCGGGGAGGCCTCGTGACCCTCCGCATCTACACCGCCACCAGGAGTGAAGTCCCTGGTAAGGTGGCCGGACAACCGAAAACGAGCCGAGCCCCTGCGCTAACAGGGGCCCGGCGATGACACAGGAGGAGCTATCTCCCATGTCGACCCCCGAGCCTACGGGCTCGTCGCCACGGCGTACGGCCGTTCGAGACAACACCGCCGCCCAGCTGGAAGCAGCTTGGGCCGAACTCGAACGACAGGGCGCAGCCGTCCGTCGCCGGGACCTTCCGACGCTCCCCGACGATGCGCTCAACGCGCTGCTGCGCCACGAGTGCCAGCGCATCCGAGCGCTCGCCGAACGGGACCTGCCCGCGCCGGCGCCGTTCGACTGGCGGTCGTACCGCCGCCGCACGGAGGGCCGGGTGTTCTTCTCCGGCGGGTTCCAGAGGCGGGTCGCATGATCTGCCCCGACTGCCGCGGGACGGGCCTCTGCGTCGCCTGTGACGGCCGGAACGTGGATGCCAACGGCGACAGCCCCTGCACCTGGTGCCGGGGCTCCCTGCGTTGCACGTGTCGGGAGGGCGACCGGTGAGCGACGAGCGCGACGTTGGTCGGTCGGTCGCCTGGGACCCCTCCGACCCTCCCTGTCCCCGCTGCGAGCTGATCGACCTGGTTCAGCGCACCGGCGACCAGAGGGTTTGCACGAACTGCTGGACGCTCTTCGAAGGGACATACCCGGAGTGGCAGGCGATGGCCGGTGCCCGGGTCCAGTGGCGCGAGGTCTACACCGCGCCACGTGATGACGACACGAAGGAACGGGCGACGTGAGCACGACTCTGAAGGCCAGACCCACCACCTACAACGGGATCAAGATGCGGTCCCGGCTCGAGGCCGGCTACGCGCAGTGGCTCGACGGGTGGGATGTCGAGTGGACCTACGAGCCGCAGTGCTTCGCCGCGGCCGACGGCCAGTACCTCCCCGACTTCCGACTCGACGGCGTCGTGGTCCCGATCCGGCCGGGAGCGGCTGTCTACGTCGAGGTGAAGCCGTCGCTCGCCTCGCTCGACATGGATGCCCTGTGGCGCCGGATGTCGATCATCAAGGGCAGCGACCCGGACTGCGTCCTGTTGCTCCAGGTGCCAGGGGGGAGGGGCCTGGTTGCCGGTCGCTCCCGCATCACGGACGAACCGGTGTGGGCCGACGCGACGTGGCTCTTCGGCAGCTTCAACGGTGAGAAGTCGAAGCTCACGCTCAGTCAGCCGATCGCCCCGCATGACCTCCCTTGGCCCGATGGCTATTGGGAGGGCACCTGATGGCACGGAGCTTCGGCCGCACCCTGTCGTCCCTGTGGGGCGACGAGAGCTGGTGCAGCCTCACCCCGGGCGCCCAGCGCCTCCACATGATGCTGACGTCACAGCGGGCCATGACGCTCGCAGGGACGATCAGCCTCACCGCCAAGCGGTGGACGCGCTACTCGGCCAACACGACTGTCGCCGACATCGAGCGGGCGCTCTACGAGCTGTCCGACGCCGGCTGGGTGATGCTCGACGAGGAGACCGACGAGGTCGTCGTGCCGGCCGTCCTGAGCGACGACCTGAACGCCGGCCGCCTGTCCTCTCAGGTGGCCAAGGGCTTCTGGTCGGCGTGGGACGCCATCGACTCGCGGCACCTGCGGAGGGTGGTGGTCGGTGCGCTCGGTGACGATGTGTGGGCGAAGCTCGAACCGCTCGCCCCCCTCGATGCGGTGCATTACCGCAGGTCGTCCCCAATCGATACGGAACCGCCTCCCCGAACCGATAGGGAGACGCACCCCCCTACCGAGAGTGAAGCGTCGCCCCCAGTCGAGACGGATCGTTCCAGTCGAATCGAGTCGAACGGCAGGGCCCCTATCGATTCCACACGCGCCCGTCTCTCGACTGTCGATCTTCGATCTTCGATGGTCGATGGTCGATGCGACTCGTCGGCACCCGAGGACGACCCCGAACCCGTTGAGGTCGTCGAGACGTCGCCGCCCGCCCCGGCGGTCGTCGACCCGACGCTCGCCCACGCCCGGCGGCTGTGCGTTCTGCTGGCCGACTCCATCGCCGATCGGGACTCCAAGCGCCCGAGCATCTCCGATGCGTGGGTGCGGGACATGGAGCGCCTGATGCGCATCGACGGCCGTGCGCCGGAGGACGTCGAGCGGGTGATCCGCTGGCTCGACCGTGGCGCCGACGACGTCGCCTCGTTCTGGCAGCCGAACGTCCGCTCGCCGAAGAAGCTCCGCGAGAAGTGGGACCAGATGCGGGAGCAGCACCGGCGCAGCACCGTCGGGCGCGGTACCCGGGCAGCGAGAGACGACCGGGCGTGGGAGGACGGGCACACGCTCCTGCGTGCCGTCGGCTCCGACGTGAACCCGATCGACCTCCTCACGAGCCGGAGGAACGGGCAGTGAACCTCGACGACGCAATGACCTGCCTGTGGCTCACCAAGTCCCACTGGTCGAACTTCAACGTGCTTAGCGGCGAGAAGCTGGCTCTTCAGGCCGGCGCCTGGCTCGACGTCCTGGGCGATGTCGACCTGGCCGACGTCCGGGCGGCCCTCGCCGAGCTGGACGTGGAGGGTCTCGAGTTCGCCCCCACGCCGGGCCAGGTCCGCCAGACGATCCTGCGGCGACGCGGGGAGCTGGCTCCGGACACCGACCAGGCGCTCACGGAGGTGCTGGACAAGTACCGCCGCGGCTACGACTACACGACGGGAAGGCCCGACCAGGTCTCGCACCCGGCGATCGACGAGGCGATGCGCACGCTCGGTGGCTGGCGCCAGGCCGGCCAGATGCCCACCGACGAGCTGCGCCGGCAGTTCCGGTACGCCTACGAGCCTGCGGCCAAGCGGGCGGACCGCGAGGCGTCTGCGCCGCCGGCCGCGCCTACCGGCATCGACCGGTCGGCCGAGGTGCTTGCCCTCCCGACGCCGGAACGGCCGACGTTGCCACGGCACTACGAGGAGGCGTGATGGTCGGTTCCGCGAAGACGCACCAGAAGCAACGGGCCCGGTTCCGCCGCCTGCTCGAGTCCGAGGGTGTGCCGCCCGAGGCGATCGAGCGGAAGGTCGCGAAGCTCGCTGACCGGCAGCGTGCCCAGCGGCTGCACGCGGCGGCTGACCGGGAGCTGGTCCACCAGGGGCAGGAGGCCCGCGAGGCGGAGACGTACGCCCGCCTGTCCCCGTCGGACGCCGGCTACCGGCCGAGCTCACCGGATCCGCTGTTGCGTGGCCCGGCGCGGGTGACGTCGATGACGGCCCGTGCCGCTGCCCGCCGGCGAGCCACCACGAGGTACGAGTACGACCGGCTCGACGGTGAGGCCTCGTGACTCCCGAGCTGACCAACCTGCTCGATGCGTGGCTGGCGTGGTCGCGTGGCCCGGCGGATCGCCAGGGGGTGCTCCGCCTCCAGGCTGCGTCCCGTGTCGCCGGGTTGGGTGTCCCGGCCTACGCGGTGGGGGACCTGATCGTCGACGGGCTACGCCGCGGGCTGTCCGCGGATGAGGCCGTCGCCGCGCTGGGGGCGTCGTGAGCGCGCCTCGGCCGACCTGGATGCCCCTGGCCGAGCTGACCGCGCGCTGGGCCCCCGGCTCGTATCCGCAGCCGTGGACGTGGGACGACGAGGAGCGTCACATCCTCGCTCAGGTCTGCCTCTGCTGTGGCCAGCCGGGGCACTACCAGCTCGCCCTCGAAGCGCATCTCGCCGAGCACGGGCTGACCCAGGGCGTGTGCCTCGGGACCGATGGCCGCATCTGGGACGGACACCACCGGATCGTCGCTGCCCGGCGGCTTGGGATCGAGCGGATCCCGCTGGAGGCGTCGTGAGCACCGCGCCCCGTCCCATCCCCGTGCCCGCTACGGGCCCTGAGTCGCCCGGAGAGCGCTCGGAACCCCACGCGACGTACGGCGGGAGCCGCCAGACCAACACGGGCGATCTGAGCGCCTCACAACCGAACCGACAGCGAAAGGGCGGCAGCATGAGCGAGAGCACAGGCGTCGACGAGACGACGCAGGCCAAGGCGGGAAGCGGCCGACCTCCGAAGCGCTCCCTTCGGTCGCGCCTCCGCTGGTGGCCCTACGACCACCTGCGCTCGTTCCGGCGGGAGGATGGCTTCCCCTATGACCAGTACGCCTGGGTGTTCTCCCGGGCTTACCGACTCGCCATGGAGCAGCTGCACAAGCGAGGGCGCCACTGGACGAAGCTCACCGGCCCGGACAACGACATCCTCTGGTGCCAGTGGTGCGGCCACCGCGAGTCGGTGAAGCAGGCAGCGTGACCTCCCTCACCCACGACGACCTCGACGCGCTGTGGGCCGCGAGCGCCCTCGGCCCTGCGTCACCCGATGGGGCATGCGGCGCCCACTGGCTGATCCCTGCGGTGGGACTCGCCCTCGCAGCAGCCGTTGGCGCAGCGGTCACGCTCGTCATCGTCCGACGCCCGTAGCCTGCGACCAGCGATACGCAACCGGATAGCTGCGCAACCCATGGAGTGGAGGTGACCGTGCCCGACCGAAGCATTGACCCCACCGACGCCAGCACCTGGCCCGACGTGTGCCCCGACTGCGGCAACGCCATCACCGTCACCCGCCAATGCATGGGCCATCGCACCTCCGACGGCGTCCACTGCGGCAACAAGGCACTCAAAGGCCAGGTCGTGTGCCGCAAGCACGGCGGCGCAGCCAAGCAAGCTCGAGCCAAGGCCAGCGAGCGCATCGAGGAGGCGCGGGCGAAGCGCACGATCGAGCAGGCGCTGGCCAAGATCGACCGGGACTCCCTCGGTGTCGTCGAAGCGATCGAACCCCTCGACGCCCTGCTCCTCGCCCTCTACCGGACCGCGGCGTTCGCCGGAGTGCTGCACTCGGTGCTGTCGTCGGCGGACCTGGACGAGCTGACCCAGTGGGGTGCGACGGGCAAGCAGCTGTCGGTGTTCGCCGAGCTGTACATGCGGTTGACGGAGCAGCAGGCCAGGATCGCCTCCGCTTGCTTGAAGGCGGGCGTCGAGGAGCGGTCGGTGCGTCTGGCGGAGGGGCAGGCGGAGCTGATGGCGAGCGTGTTGCGGGAGTTCGCGAAGCGGTGCGGTCTGGATCTGGCGTCGCCGGAGGTGGCTGCGGCTGCGAGGGCGAGCCTGACGCTGGTCGAGGGCCGAGCGGCGTAGGTCAGCTACAGGTATGCGAACTACTTGACGAGTAGCTGAGCTACCCGCATACTGAGGGCATGACGAACGAAGAACTCCGCCGGATCGCCGGAGACTCCTATACCGACATCGTCGCCGCCGGCGCCGACCCGCGGGCACACGCTCGGCTCGTCGACCGCCTCGGCGCCGACGAAGCCGAACACTGGATGTGGGTCGCTGGCCAGTGCCCGACGTCGTAGACCTCTACGGCGGCCCCGGCGGATGGGCCGAAGGCCTCCGCTCCCTCGGCCTCACCGACTTCGGCATAGACCGCGACCAGGCCTGTTACACCACCCGCCGCGCAGCGGGCCACGACGCCATACTCGGCGACGTCTCCGAGCTCGACCCCACCCGCTACTCCGCGTCCGGGCTGATCGGTTCGCCGCCCTGCCCGCTTTTCTCCGACGCCGGACTCCGCCACGGCGTGGCTGCCACCGACCTACTGGCTGGCGCCATCGGTGACGTCGCCCGCGGTCGGGATCCCCGCGCACAGCTTCGCCAGCAGGTCGCCGACCTCGTCGAACCCGCCATCTCTGCCGCTCACCCCGAGTGGGATGCCGGCACCCTCCTACTCGACGTCACCACCCGCACCCGGGCCGAAGCCGAACGCCTCGCCGCCGAAGCTGCACAGGTTCTCGAGCCGGCCCGGTGGGCTCACTCCCTCCACCCCGAGTGGATAGCGCTGGAACAGGTGCGGGCCGTTCTGCCCATCTGGCAGGCCTACGCCGCCGCACTCGGCGAGCTCGGCTACGACACCGCCACCGGGATCGTCGACGTCGCCGATTACGGCGTTCCGCAGCACCGCCGTCGGGCCGTCCTCGTCGCCAGCCGGGTCCGACCTGCCCGCCTCCCGATCCCTACCCATGGGCCCGGTCGGATCCCGTGGGTGTCGATGGCCACGGCTCTCGGGTGGAAGGCTGGCCGAGTCGGGTTCCCGCGCCGTGACGACGGCTCCGGCACCGCCACCGACGACGGGTACAGGGATCGCGACTGGTGGCCAGTCGACGGGCCGGCGCCGACCCTCACCGAGAAGGCCCGCTCCTGGTCCGTCGTTCTCTCCTCCGGTCCTGACGCCGGGATGTCCCGCCCGCTAGAGCTCGCCGAGGCCCTCATCCTGCAGGGGTTCCGGGCCGACTACCCGTTGCACGGCACCCGGACGGATCGGTTCCGTCAGGTCGGCGACGCGGTCCCGCCCCCCCTCGCCGCGGCGCTCGTCGGGGTGGTGACGTGAGCTGCACCTGATGCGATCCGGTGGGCATCACCGAGTATGCGAACTACTTGACAGGTAGGTCAGCTACCGGCAGACTGTGGGCATGCCGAACCCCCCGCACCCCACCAACCCGAGCGCCATGGTCGACGACCCGGAGACCAAGAGCAGCTACATGGTCTACCGGGACGGGACCGACTGGGCCGCCAGCGGCAACGTCTGGGTGCCCGGCACCTTCGCCATCCGCTTCGACCTCGCGGACGCCATGACGTCCGCCGGCTTCCCTCAGCGGGTGCAGCGCAAGATCACGAAGGCCCTGGGCCAGTCGTGACCTCCGCCCCTCTCGGCGATCCGGTGGGCATCACCGAGATCGCCGAACGTCTCGGCGTCGAGCGCCAGACCGCCCAGAACTGGGCCTACGCCCAAGCGCACGGGACGGCCAAGAACCCGATGCCCGCCCCGTGGCGGATCATCGGCGGCCGCACTCCGATCTGGCATTTCCCCGACGTGGCCGAGTGGCACGCCGCCAAGGATCCCCGGGGTGGACGGGCGCGCACCCTCCAGCCGACGACTGAGGCGAGCGACGTCCTCGAGCCGTCGCCCGCATCGAACGGTGACCGCCCTCTGTTCGCCGCTCCTGCGGTCAACGTGGCCGGCTCGGCGTGGACGTGGTCCGTCGAGGTGAACGGCAAGCGGGTGACGGCACGTGCCTCGTCTCGCCGCGATCTTCGGGGCAAGGCGAAGGAGCGGGTCGCCCGCGAGCTCGGTCACGACGACTTCGACGTAGAGGTGACGGACGCATGAGCGCCGAGACCGAGCGCATCGTGCGCGCCCTGGCCGCTGAGTCGCCGCTGCTGGTCGACGACCCGGTCGGCGCGGTCGGCTGCCTGCTGTGCCTCGACATCGGCCGTCCGCCGGCGAACGACGAACCCGAGCCGCATGACCCCTCCTGCCCTTGGCGTCTGGCCCGAGAGTGGGTAGCGAAGCACCCCGAGTCCGGCGGCGAGCCTTCTCGCCTTGAGGGGGCGGCACAGCGCCTCCTCGACGGCGTGACGCCGTTCATCTCGGCGCTGGAGTGCGAGCACGGCGTCGACGGCGAGGAGCTGTACGCCGACCTAGCGGAAGCGATCGGTTTGCCTCGGAACTACCGCCCGTCGGACTAGCCCTGCATCCGCCGCCCACGCTCCGAGTTTGTGCAACCACCCGGTAGCACGTGTAACACTCAGAGTGATGACGAGTGACCCACAGCGTTGGGAGGACTGGGCTGCATGCGAAGGGCTCGACCCCGGCCTGTGGTTCCTTGACAAAGGACACGTCCTCAGCCCGAAGGCGAAACAGACGTGCCACGACTGCCCCGTCTTCTTCGCCTGCCTGGAGCAATCGCTCGGCCGACGTGAGACCCACGGCGGTTGGGCCGGCGCCGCGCCCCGCACCCGCCGGGTCCTCTGGCACGCCTGGGTCGCCCGCACCCACGACTACGACCCGGCTTGCACCCGCAGCTCGTGTTGGTGCCGTGTCGCCGAGACGCACCGCGAGTCGCTGATCGAGTCGAGCACGCCGCTCCAGCTGAACGGGCCGGGCGCCCGATGCGGCAAGCGCAGCACGTACGCCCGTGGCTGCCGGTGCCTCGCCTGCCGCACGGCGATCTCACCGACCGGGGTGCGGATGCGTGACGCCGGCATCGACATCCTCGCCTGGTTCGAACGCTGGTTCGACGGCGACGCCCGCTACGACGACAGCGTGATGCCGCTCGTCCGGCGCATGGCCAAGTACGAGATCACCGACGGCGAAGCCGCAGCGGCGTGAGCATCTTCGACGGTCTCGCCCTCGGCACCTACCGGCTCGTGTGCATCGACCCGCCGTGGCCAGCCGACATCACTCAACGCCTCGGCGGCGCCGGCCGTCGACGTCGCAGCCGGGCAGCCGACCACTACGCCACGATGAGCCTCGACGACATCCGGGCGTTGCCGATCAGCGACCTCGCCGCCCCCGACGCCTGGTGCGTCCTGTGGGTCACGAACGCCGTCATGACCCGCGGCGACCACGCCGGCCTGCTCGAGGGGTGGGGGTTCCGTCCGATCACCGCTGTCACCTGGTGCAAGCCGGGCGGCGGTGGGTTGGGCGTCTACTTCCGTGGCGCCACAGAGCACGCCCTGATCGGCGTCAGGGGCACCGGCACCGTGCCGGCTACGCCGTGGCCCTCCACCTGGTTCCAGGCGGCGAGAACGCATCACAGCGCCAAACCCGACGCGCTCATGGACATCCTCGAGCTGGTCGGCCCGACACCACGGGTCGAGCTGTTCCAGCGCCGGCCCCGGTTCGGGTGGGATGGCTGGGGCGCCGGCTACGAGTCGCAGGTGTCGGCGTGACCCGCCTCCGCCGCCACGGAGGCACACCCGAACAGCACACGGCCGGCCCTGGCTCGCTGTGCCTCGGCTGCCACGCCGGCACCCTCCGTCCCGTGGGCGACGTCCTCGTGTGCGGCGAGTGCCGCCGCCACGTCGACCCGGGCCCGTTCACCGCAGCGCGCCTAGCCGAGCTCGCGGCGGACCGTGGCGTGACCCTCGACTCCGTCGGGTCGCTGCGCCGCAAGCGGGGGCGAGCGCTGCCCCGAGCGGGAACCCCCACGTAGCCCATGGCTGCGCCGATGCTCGCCGTCACCGGCAGGTGCCCACACGGCAAGGCATCGGCGCGCCTGTGCGCCTTCTGCATCGCCGCCGAGTCGTTCGCTCCGCCGCCGCCCGAGCGTGTCTCGCCGGTGGCGTTCGCTGAGCGCTACAGCCGCGGCCAGTACAAGCGGTTCCGTCACGTCGAGATCATCGAGGAGGCGATCCTCGACACCATCGCTACCGGGGGGCGGCTGATCCTGTCCGCCTCGGTGCGCCACTCGAAGTCGCAGACGGCGTCGATGTGGTTCCCGGCCTGGTACCTCGGCACTCACCCGGACAAGCGGGTGATCCTCGCCGGGCACGAGGCCGACTTCGCTGCCCGCTGGGGGAGAGCGGCGAGGGACATCCTCACCGAGCACGGTCCGGAGGTGTTCGGCGTCGAGGTGTCCCGCCGCAGCGAAGCGGCGAACCGCTGGGATCTCGCCCGCCCACACGTCGGCGGCATGCTCACCGTCGGCGTAGGAGGGAGCCCGATAGGCCGTGGCGCCGACCTCATGGTCCTCGACGATGTGTGCAAGTCGTTCGAGGACGCCATGTCCCCGCTGAAACGCCGCCGGCTGATCGACTGGTGGACGGGCACCATGGCCAGCCGCATCGAACCCGGGGGCGCTGTGATCCTCATCCAGGCCCGATGGCACGAAGAGGACTTGGCCGGGTTCCTGCTGCGCGAGGCGCCCGAGGTGTGGAAGGAGCTGCGCCTCCCGGCGCTGTGCGACGACCCCGAGAACGACCCGATGGGCCGCGATCTCGGCGAGGCCCTGTGGCCGGAGCGGTGGCCGAAGGAAGCGCTCGAGGAGCGTCGCAGGGAGGTGTCGCTGTCGCTGGGCGAGGTGGTGTGGCGGGCCCAGTACCAGCAGCGCCCGACCCGGCCCGAGGGTGGCATGTTCCCGGAGGACCGGTGGGAGTTCGTGTCGGCCGAGCGGTACGACTGGAACCCGAGGTGGGTCCGGTCGTGGGATCTGGCGGCGACGTCGGGCGGCGGCGACTACACGGTCGGCGTGCTGATCGGTGCGCTCGACGACGGACGCACCCTGATCCGTGATGTGCGGCGGGGCCAGTGGTCGGCGGACGAGGTGCGCGACCAGATCCGCCGGGCGGCACAGGACGATCCGTCCGGGACGAGGGTGGAGCTGCCGCAGGACCCGGGGCAGGCGGGCAAGGACCAGGTGCAGCAGCTGACCCGCATGCTGTCCGGCTACGACGTCCACTCACAGCCGGTCACCGGGTCGAAGGAGGTGCGGGCTACGGGTCTGTCGGCGCAGCAGCGGGCCCGCAACGTGCTGCTGTGGGAGGCGCCATGGAACGGCCCGTTCATCGCCGAGCTGGCGGCTTTTCCACAGGCCGCTCACGACGATCAGGTCGACGGGGCGACGGGCGGGTTCGATGCGTTGCACCGCGGGTCGGGTCCGGTGCAGGAGTCGAGCTGGAAGGACTACGGGCGCCTGTCCCGCAGGTAGCCCGACGTACGATCGTCGGCATGCCAGGCGATAGCGAACCCCAGCTCATGTACTACGAGCAGCCCGAGGGCGCTCCTGAGCTGCTCACCCGCGTGGACCCGGCGTCGCCGTTGGCAGTGCACACGGCCGCGGGCTGGGTCATCTACGACCGGCAGCCGGACGGCTCGATGAGGGAGCGTGAGGGCGGTCCGTTCGCCGAGTTGCACTGCGTGGTGACGAACCCCCTCCCACCTGCATCCGCTGTTCGCCCGTAACGCCACTACCACCATCGGCGTTCTTCGGTAGGGCCACTCGGCCCTGCGACTCAATGAGGAGCGCTACGTGAGACCCTTCCGTATCTCGGCTGTCCTACTGACGGCCGGCCTGTTCCTGGCCGTCGGCGCCACGGGTGCCCCCGCCCCCGCTTCGGCTGCCCCGGCGACGTGTGGCCCGCATCTCAACGAGGTGGAGATCGCCTCGCGTCGGCCGCACTGCACGACCACGACCACGGTCGCTGTGCCCGTCGCGATCACCCCCGACCTCCCGACCCTCGTGTGCGTGGACGGCAAGACGTTCCTGTCGGTCCCGGAGCCGCCCCTCGGCGTCGCCGGCTACCGCCTCAACGACGAGCCGGTCGAAGGCACGGTCGAGATCGAGGACGGCACCCACACGGTGAGCGTCGTGCTGCTCGACGGCTACGTCCTCGAAGACGGCGCTGCGGCCGAGGCGGAGATCGAGGCGCCGATCGCCGACTGCACCCCGCCGGTCGAGACCACGACGACCACGGAGGCCCCGGTCGAGACGACCACGACGGTCGTGGACACGGTGCCGGAGACGACGACCACCGTCGCCGAGACGACCACCACGGTGCCCGAGACCACGGTCCCCGGTGTGACGGAGCCGACGTGCGCCGACTACCCGGGCATGAACATCCCCCGCGACGACCCCCGCTACCGGCCCGCCCTCGACGCTGACGGCGACGGCATCGCGTGTGAGTCCGCTGTGGACAACGCCGTGTCGTTCACGCCTGTCGCCCGGGGCGGGGAGCTGCCGCGGACCGGGTCGACGGTCGCGCCGTGGGTGGCAGCAGGTGCCGCTCTGCTCCTCATCGGCGGGGCGCTCGTCGCTCTATCGTCGAAGGGCGCGCTGCTGCGCCGCTAGGTCGTTCGGGCACAAGACGTCCCCAGCCGTCGCCCGAGCTAGAGCACCCGCCCGCCGGTCCCCCCTTAACCGGCGGGCGGTGTCGCGTCTGGGCACTGGTGCGCGCCTGCATCCCGCCTGATCCCCTGGTCTCCGCCACGGTCGGCGGGTGGCCGGCACCAACGCACCCGTATTCGACGTCTGGGCGCCGCTCAATCACTTCCTGGCGATGGAGGACGACCCCGGGTCGTTCGGTCTCCTCTCACCCAGCTGGATCAGCGCCGAGCATCACCGCCGTTTGCGGGCCTACAAGCTGCTCGCCGCCCTGCGGTTGAACAACCGGCGCTACTACGCCTCGACGGTCAAGACGGTCTGCGACCAGTTCCGGGAGTACGGCGACGCCGACCTCCTCGTCGACACCACACGGGCAGGCGTGCTCGGCCGGGACCCCGAGCTGGTCGTCGACGGCGCCGACGTCGATCTGCCCGACGCACCAGTCCTCCCGCCCGAGCCCGAGACGCCGAAGGACGAACCGTCGGACTCGCCGTCGGTGTCCGCCGCGATCCGCACCCGGGTGTACGACACGCAGCTGGCCCGCTGGGAGACCGACGCCCTCGCCGCCGTCGACGAGTGGGAACGCCTGTGGACCGACCTGCCCGGCCTCCAAGAGCGGCAGCGCTGGTACCGGGACTGGGCGAAGAAGGAGTCGTTCTGGGCGAAGATCCACGAGGGCGAGGGCGACACCGTCGGTCTCGGTGACGGCGTCTACGCGCTGCGCTGGTCGACGAAGAAGAAGCGGGTCAAGCTCGACGTCTTCGACCCGGGCCACTACTTCCCGGTCCGGAACCTCGAAGGCGACGACGACGGCTACCCGCGCAAGATCCACCTGGCGTGGGAGTTCGAGGACGACGACGGCAAGAAGTTCGTGCGTCGCCTCACCTGGGAACTCGGCCCGATCGAACCGGTGGGCGACAGCCTGCGGGTCGGAGACCGCTACGCCGCCGACGGCCGCATCGTCCGCGACCTCCCGTGGGTCGACCCCGACGAGGACGACTACGAGCCTGCGGCGGAGACCTGCTACTTCTCGGCCGGCGTCTGGGACCTGAGCAAGGTCCGGTCGCTCACTTCCCTGGCTGACGTGTCCGACGGCGCCGCCCGGTGGGACGAGAACGAGGACGGCACCCCGGCGTACCGCGTCGACCTCGGCGTGGACTTCATCCCGGTCGTGCATGTCCCCGACACCCCGACGGGTCGGGAGCACTTCGGGGCGTCGGTCCTGCTGCGTGTCGCTCAGCTGCTCGGCGACATCTCCGTTGGCGACACCGACTCGGCCGCCGCGTCCGAGCTCGCGGCGGGTCCGGCGATCTCCCTGTCCGCCTCGGTGAACGCCGGGGAGACGCTGCACGTCCGACCCGGCGCCGTCTACCAGGTGGGCGAAGGCGGGCGCATGGACGTGCTCGACCTGTCGACCGGGCTGGCCGAGCTGCGCAAGCGGGTCGTGGAGCTGCGCGACTTGCTGTCCGTCAACGCCCAGGTGCCCGGGGTGGCGCTCGGTCGCATCGACCCGGGCGAGGCCCCGTCGGGTGTGGCGCTGGCGATGCTGTTCTCCCCGTTCGGGCAGCTCGTGGGCGCACTCCGGATGGTCCGCGAGGAGAAGTACGGGCTCATGCTCCGGATGGTCGCCAGGCTTAGTCAGGTCGGGGGGGCCCTCGAGCCTGGTCCGAACCCGCCGGCCGGCATCGCTTTCGGCCCGTTCCTGCCGACGGACCGGACGGCTGTGGTCAACGAGGTCGCATCGCTGCTGGAAGCGGGCGCCATCTCCCGTCAGTCCGCCGTACAGACCCTTGTCGCCGCCGGCTGGACGATGGACGACGCCAGAGGCGAGGTCGACCGCATCCGGCTTGATCGTGAGGACGCTCGGTCAATTGCGGACGCAACAGGGTCGGAGCAGCTTGGCGCCGACTACCTCGGGATGGAGCTGCCAGATACGGCAGCTCCCACCGTGTCTGCCCCTCAGATCTCACTCCCTGGCGCCATCGCTGACCAGGTAGAATGACGAGGAGTGGCCGGGGCGTGCTCGAACACCCCCGGCCGTGGTCAACCACCTAGTGAGAGGTGATCGACGTGCCTGAGCGTACGTGTTCTGTCGACGGCTGTGCTCAGCCGCACAAGGCCCGTGGCTACTGCTCGAAGCACTACCAGCGGTTCACGAAGTTCGGCGACCCGCTGAAGGTCGGCTACACCCAGAGTCCGCCCCAGTGCATCGTCGACGGCTGCGCCGGCGTAGTCCTTGCCCGCGGCTGGTGTCGCAGGCACTACTACCGCTGGAGCACCCATGGGGATCCGCTCGCAGGCAGAGCGTTCGCGCGGCCCCACCCGGAACGGTGCACGGTCGACGGCTGTGAGAAGCCTCACTTCTGTCAGGACTTCTGCTCGGGCCACTACGCCCGTTGGAAGAAGCACGGCGACCCCAACTACGTCCCGTTCAGCGCTTGGGCGGAGCAGCGCTTCTGGCCGCAGGTGGACAAGTCCGGGCCGCCATCGAGGTACAGGCCAGACCTTGGCCCGTGTTGGCTGTGGCTCGGTCCACTCAACCGTCACGGATATGGCATCTACAGCAACAAGCGCACGCACCGCATCGCCTACGAGCTTCTCGTCGGTGCCGTGCCGCGGGGCCTTGAGCTGGACCACCTGTGCCGTGTGCGCAACTGCTGCAACCCGGCACACCTCGAAGCCGTCACCCACCAGGTGAACGCCAAGCGCGGGGCCGAGGCCAGGGCCGCCGGCTACTAGCTGCATCCGCTAGCCAGGACGAGGAGGGGCCACGGTCGCACGCCGTGGCCCCTCCTGTCGCGCCATCCCTCCTCGACCGGGCGCAGGCTGCCCTGCATCGTGTCGTCCACTACCGGTCGACGTACTGCCTCCACCGCTTGCACGACGACTGCCGGCTCACCTGCGTGATCTGCAACGGGCCGTGCTGGTGCTGGTGTCACCGCACCGAGCGGCGCCGGTTGCAGTGGGACGCCTGGCTGCGCTCCTTCGGACGCCGGTGACCCCGTACTACGACGAGGACGGGATCACCATCTTCCACGGGGATTGCCGGGAGGTGGACGCCTGGCTGTCCGCTGACGTGCTGGCCACCGATCCGCCGTACGGCATCGCCTTCAAGAGCGGGTGGACAGGAAGCGCGATCGCCAACGATGAAACGCTGGCCGCGCGTGACGCCGTCCTCGCTGCTTGGGGTGATCGGCCGTCGCTCGTCTTCGGTTCGCCGGGGCGAGCAGAGCCGCAGGGGGTGGTCGGGCGCCTCGTGTGGCACCGCCCTGGCTCAGGCATGGGCGACTTGTCGCTGCCATGGAAGCCCGACTGGGAGATCGTCTACGTGCTCGGGTCGGGCTTCGTCGGCACCCGCCGCGGGAGCGCCGTCCTGACCTACCCATGGGACGTCTTCCGGGGTAGCGCTCTCCATCCCCACCAGAAGCCCCTCGGGCTCATGCGCGACCTGCTCGCCAAGTGCCCCCCGGGAGCGATCGCCGACCCGTTCATGGGTTCGGGCTCGACGCTCCGCGCGGCGAAGGACCTCGGCCGCCGGGCCATAGGCGTTGAGCTGGACGAGCGGTACTGCGAGGTTGCCGCCAAGCGTCTCGCCCAGGGCGTGCTCGCCTTCGGATGACGGCGTGCGTCCCCGAGACCGGCTGAGGCTCCGCTGGCTGGTGTGGCGCCGCCGGCTCCCCGGCCGCAGCGTCGTCGTCGCCTGGCGTTGGCGCCGCTTTCGCCGGGGCCCGTGGTGGCACGGACGTAGCTGACCTGCACTGCATCCCCCGGGGCACCTGGGTGTCCACGGACCATCGCTACTGACCGGCAGTCGTAGGGCTGTCGGGCGGACACCCCGATCCGTCAACGGGGGAGCGAGACCCACGGAGGACCGATGCCCGAGAACGAGACCGCCACCAGCACCGAGACCACCGCCCCGAGCGGGGACAACGGCGCGCCCAGCGGCAGCGAAGGCACGAGCCCCACCAACGTCACCGTCAACGCACCGGCCCCGCAGACCGAGGCCGAGGCGAAGTTCACGCAGGCGGACCTCGACAAGCACGCCGGCCGACGGGCCAACGAAGCGAAGCGAGCCCGCGACAAAGAGATCGCCGACGCCCTCGGCGTCCCGATCGACAAGGCCAGGGAGATCATCGCCGAGCGGCAGGCGGCCGAAGAGGCCGCCAAGTCCGAGGCCGACAAGCTCCGCGACCAGCTCGCCGCCGTCGAACGCGAGCGGGACACAGCGACCGCCGCAGCGGCCCAGGAGCGGTTCCAGTCCCGGATGCGTTCCCGGCTCGCCAACGACGGCGTGCCCCCCAAGTCGCTCGACCGGGCCCTGAAGATGGTCGACCTTCCCGTCGACGCCAGCGACGACGACATCGCCGCCGAGGTCGAGTCCCTCCGCGACGCCGTGCCCGGCCTGTTCGCCCCGCCCGCCGGAGAGCCGGCCCGGCCCCCCGCCCCGTCCGGTGTCACCGCCGCCGCCGTTCCCCCGGCCGGCGGTCACGCCCCGCAGTCCCTGCTCGAGAAGGGCGCCGCCGCAGCAAGGGCGCGGTTCCCCCAGAACGACCCCGACCGCGACCCCTTCCAACGGCTCACCGGCCGTCGCTCCTAGAGGAGATCCAACTCCATGCCCCAGCTGACCCCGGCGGAGAACGCCAACCTCGTCCAGGACGACGGACGGTGGCGCGGCGACACCGGCAACCCGGTGTACCCGAACGAGACGATCGCCCTCGACAAGTCGGCCTTCACCGGCACCTGGACCAACGGGTTCATCCCGTCGGGTGTCGCCCTCGCCCAGCTGACGGCCACGAAGCTGTACGTCCCGTACGGCGGCAACGCCTCCGAGGTGCAGAGCCTCATCGCGACGGGCGCCTCGGCCGGCACGTTCACCCTCACCTTCGACGGTGAGACCACCGCCGCGATCGCCTGGAACGCCAACGCCGCCGCCGTCCAGTCGGCGCTCGAAGCGCTGTCCAGCGTGAACCCCGGCGACATCACGGCCGCTGGCGGCCCGCTGCCCGGCACCGCTGTGACGCTCACGTTCGGCGGCCAGTACGGCGGCACGAACGTCCCGGCGATCACCGGCAACTCCGGTTCGCTGACCGGTGGCACCGCCACCATCACGACGCCGACCGCCGGCGGTTCCGCCTCGTCGGACGGCTCGCAGACCTTCGCCGGTCTCCTCTACGCCCCCGTCGCCTACGGGCTCGGCAACGCCGCAGGCGACGACCTGCTCGGCGCCCTGTTCGTCGGCGGCACCGTCTTCCAGGAGTTCCTCCCCGTGCAGGTGGCCGGGCCGGGCTTCGTCGATGCCGACGCCGTGGCCGATGCCCGGCACATCCGCTTCATCCCGAAGCCGGTCTGACCCAACCCGTCTGACGGACTGAATCAAGGAGCCCTGAGTGGCCGAGTACATCTACGACATCGTCGACCCGGTCGAGCTGACGGGGTACGTCCGCACGGCCACCGAGGACGCCTTCCCGTTCGCGGACCTGCTGCCGATCCTGCCGACGACCGACATCGAATACGAGCTGACCCAGCTCGACCACCGTGGCGGCCCTGTCGCCCGGTACCGCGGCTGGGACGTCCCGGCGCAGCTCGGCCGCCGGCCCGGCGTGTCGACGATCACCGGTGAGATCCCGCCGCTGAGCCTGGCCTACGACCTCCGTGAGAAGGAGATCAACCAGGTCAACGCCCTGCGGACGGGTCTCGGTGACCGATACGACCAGCGGGTCGTCGACAAGATCCTCGACGACGCCGTCAACGCCGCTCTCGGCGTGATGAACCGGCTGTCGTGGGCGTGCGCCGAGCTGCTCACCACCGCACAGGTGACGCTCACCGACGCCACCCCCGGCGTGTCGGCCGGCAACGCCGTGAAGGCCAAGTTCGCGACGCCGCCCGCGCAGCTCGCCGTCGCCCCCCTCGGCGCCCTCTGGTCGAACCACTCGACCTCGGTGCCGCTCGACGACCTCCTCGCCTGGGAGACCGCTTTCGCCGACAACAACGGCGGGCTGCCCCCCGACGCGTGGATCATGTCGAAGAAGACGCGCAGCCACCTGGCCCAGAACACCCAGGTCCGGGCCCAGATGCTGTCGGCCCCCGCTGGCTACGTCGCCACCCCGAACGACCTGTCGGCGGTCATGGACCAGTACGGCATCTCCGGCCGGCTCGTCGTCTCCGACATCCGCCTGCCGCTGATGACCGACGACACGGCGTCGGGCCGGGCGATCCCGGAGAACTACGTGATCGCTGTCCGTTCAGCTGCCCTCGGCAACACGCTGATGGCTCCGAGCTCGAACGCGACGACGCTCGCCGCTGGCGCCCCGGCCCGGTCGGTGCTGGCCTCGCAGCCGGGCATCACCGCCTTCCAGGTCGCCGATGTGAACCCGGCGAAGATCACGACTGTCGCCGACGCCGTGGCGCTCCCGGTCCTCCGGGATCCGAACGCCCTGTTCGTCGCGATCCCGCACGCCTGATGGGCCGGATCCTGGCGAGTTCGGTGCACCTGTTCGACGGCCGCTCCTTCGCGGCCGGTGACGAGGTGCCCGACGACGTGGCAGAGCAGATCACCAACCCCGCTGTGTGGGTCGATGGCGACACGGACGAGGTGTCGCCCGGGGCGGCCCACGAGGACTCTGACGGGTCCGACGCGGCCGAGCAGCCGGCGGGTGACGGGTCCCGGTCCCGTCCCCGCCGAGCCTCGGCGAAGAAGCCAGACAGGGAGTAGCCGGTGGCCGAGTTCACCCCGCAGATCGAAGGCGAGCTGCGGGCGTGGACCGGCAGCCTGCCGGATCGTGAGGAGCTGGAGGAACGCTGGCGTCTGGCGGGCGAGTCCGTCTACCGGGCGGCGCTGGCGATCCTCCGGGAACGCCGTGCTGACCTCCTCGCCTCGCCGGCACGCTGGGCGGTAGAAGGCGACTACTCGCAAGACAGCAGCGGCAACCTCGCTCAGCTGAACGCCCAGATCGCCCAGCTCGAGACCCTCGCAGAGGACCCGGCTGCCACGTCGAGCGCACTGACCGTCTCGTACATGGTGCGGGACCGTTGCGGCCGCTAGGAGACCTGTGGGCACGGTGAACCTGAAGCCGGGCCGTCTCGACATCGAGTCGGACCCCCGCAACGCGCACGCCTTCCACCTCGTGTGGCCCGTCGACCTGTCGGGTCGCACGTTCGCCGCGCGCCTCGACGACGACGCCGCGGTGCCGTGGGTCGTAACGGTCGACGACGAGATGATGACCGTCGCCATCCCCGCCGGTCTCGGGACCGACACCCGGAACTGGCGGCTTACCGAAGGCGACCAGGTGGTCTTCGTGGGCCGGTGGACCCCGTCGACGTCGGGCACGGTGTCGCCGTCGGGGACGGTGGTCGTGTCGATGGCGGACGCGACGGTGACGGTCGTGGCCACGGGCCCACCCGGCCCGCCGGGCGCCGACGGTTCACCGGGCGCCGATGGCGAGGACGGCCTGCCGGGCGAGGACGGCCCGCCTGGTGTGGTCGCCGCCACGGCCCCGGCGACGTACAACGCCGGCACGCAGACGATCGGCGTCGCGGTCGGCACCACCGCGGGCACGGTCGCCGCAGGGGATGACCCCCGCTTCGCCGGTGGTGGCGGTGGGGGAGCGGTCGACTCGGTCAACGGTCAGACCGGCGTCGTCGTCCTCACCGCCGCGAGCGTCGGGGCAGCGACTGTCGCCCAGGCCGCGGGCCTCGTCGATGCCCTCGACGACGAGCTGGCCACCGTCGCCAAGTCGGGCGCCTACGGGGACCTCACCGGGACGCCGACGATCCCGGACTCCCCGGACGACATCGGCGCCGAGGTGGCCGGTGCCGCCGCCACGGTCGATGACCGGGTCGACGGGGTGGTCGCCGATCTCGTCACGCAGACCGGCCGCATCGATTCGGTGGTCAGCACCAACGACGTCCAGGCCGGGCAGCTCACCTCGCTCGCTGGCCTCGTGGTCGACCTCCAGGGCGCCGACACCGCCATCGACGGGCGCCTCGATGTGGTTGAGGCGGACCTACCTGGCAAGGCGGACACGTCGTCGCTCGCCACCGTCGCCACCTCCGGCGCGTACGCGGACCTGTCCGGCCGACCCGACATCGCCGCCTACCTGGTGCCCCGCACCGGCTACAGCAGCGGCGAGTGGACGTCGTGCGCCGGCGTAGCAACGTCCTCGTCGCTCGTCTCGTACGCGCCGAACGTGCTGCGGTTCGCCCCGTTCCGGCCCATCGTGGACATGACCGCGGACCGGATGCGGTTCTACGTGGCCGCCGCGGCCAACGTCCGGGCCGGGATCTACGCCAGCGACGGCACCAACGGCGCGCCCGGCACCCGACTCGTCGACGCCGGAGTCGCAGCGGTCGCCGTGGCGGGAGATCAGACGTTGACGATCTCGCTGGCGATGACCGCCGGGACCCTCTACTGGCTCGTCGTTCAGAACGACGTGACGGTCAACATGCGGTCCCACCCGGAGGCGTCCATGCCGGTGCTCGAACCGAACGCCCCGTCCGTGGCGACCAACACGGTGACGTGGACCGCCAACCAGTTCTACGTCAACGGCCTGCCGTCCCCGGCGCCGACGCTCATCAAGTCCACGCTCGTCCCTGCCGTCCAGTTGAGGGTCGCCTGATGCCGCCCATCCTCCGAACCGACCGCAACCAGGAGTTCGGCCCCGACGGGAAGCTGGTCTCCTCCGAGACCGTCGAGGTCGACGTCACCGCCGAGGTGAACGCGGCGACCTTGCACGGCGCGGCGACCGCTGCCCTGGCCAACAACCGCACGTTCCTCGCCATCCAGGGCGCCCCGACGAACGCCCAGGTCGTCGCCCAGGTGCGGGCGTTGACCCGCCAGAACCAGGCGCTGATACGGCTCGTGCTCGGCCTGCTCGACGAGACCGACTGAGGCCGCCGTGACAGCGCAGCGCATCCTCATCGACTCGCGGCCAGGGTGCGTCGACCACCTGTTCCGCCCCGGCTCGAGCTTCACCGTCACGTTCCGCTTCACCGCAGGCGAGACCACCGGCCACACCTACACGTCGGTCCTCGGCGGGCAGATCCTCGACGTCGACCTCGACGACGACACCGTCACCGTGTCCGCGACAGCGGAGCAGACCGCCGATGTCGGCGGGCCGACGGCGTGGCGGCTGCTCGAAGACGACGAGGAGCTGCTGATCGGCACCTGGTCGCCGTCGAACTCGCCGCGGGGTTCGGCCCGGTGACGGCGTGCCGTGAGGTGATCGTCTCGACCCGGTCCCCGGTCGTCACGGTGACCACCCGGGCGCCGGTCGTCGAGGTGAAGACGAGCGGCGGCAGGGGCCCGAAGGGCGACCCGGGAGACTCGGCCGAGTTCATCGACGGTGGCGGCCCGTGACCCGGATGCGGCAACGGCGCGGCACCGCCGCCCAGTGGACGACAGCGAACCCGGTACTCGCCGACGGCGAACTCGGCGTCGAGTCCGACACCGGCAACGTGAAGGTCGGCGACGGCGCCACCGCCTGGACCGGACTGCGCTACTCGGCGTCACCAGATGCTGTGGAGGCGGTCGACGGTCTCGGTGTCCGCGTCGACGACGTCGAAGGCAGCCTGGCCGGCACAGCGACGGTGGCGGCGCTCACTGCGGAGTCGTCGGCACGTGAGGCGGCGGATACGGCGCTGGACGGCCGTGTGGATGCCTTGGAGGCGTTCGAGCCTGCGATAGCGACGCTCACTGACCCGATCGTCGTCCAGTTCGGTGGGTCACCCGGCGCTCTCGCCATCACGTCCGCCTACCACGGCCCGTTCTGGCCGACGGCCACGGACCTGCCCAACTTCTCGTGGGAGTTCTGGTCCTGCGCCATCGACGTGAGCATCACCGGCTACCTCATCTCGGAGGGCTACGGCGGCGCCCACGCGGTGCTGGCCAGCGTGCTCACCGGCATCGGCGGCTCCACCTGGAACGGCACGACGGAGACGTACTTCCAGGGGCGCTACAGCCCCCAGCTCGGCGAGTGGGTGCACAGCCGGTTCGGTTGGGATGGCAAGTTCCTGCACGTCTGGATCAACGGCATCCACGTCGGCATGACCCCGTTCACGGGTCCGCGCCGCGCCCAACAGGGCACCGTCTACATCGGCGGCAGCGACCACTCCAACCTCACTGGCAGGATCGCCATGGTCCGCGCCTACGAGGGCAGCTGCCCCGCCTACGCCGCCGGCAGCATCTACGCCGCCTGGGTCCCGTCCCGGGCGTTCATGGCCGTCAAACCGACGGACGTGCAGGGCTCACCCGACGCCCAGTTCTGCGCCCACTACCTCGGCATGCCCACCGCCCGCACGATCCCCGACCTGAGCGAGGGCTACGCGGGTGTGCGCCACCACGGCCAGCTGGTCAACACCAGCGGCAACCCCAACCGGGCACCCGGCCCGTTCTGGGTCACGGACCCGACGGCCCCGTTCAACCTGGCCGCCGAGCCCGCCCGTACGCGGGTGTTCGCCGCTCCGACCAGCGTCCCCGCCGGCGCCAAGATCTGGGACTCGGTGGGCCGCGAGGACTCCATCCCCGCGTTCGCCTCCAGCTTCGTCGGCGGCGTCCCGCAGACCACCCCCGGTAGCACCGAGGGCGGCAGCCTCGGCGTCAAGGCCTGGCAGTTCCACAGCGCCGCCAACCGCTGGGGCGTCTTCGACGGGGCGCTCCTCGGCTTCCACACCACCGGCAAAGCCGGCCTGTACGTCCTCAACGACTCGCCCGACATGGACGTCCGGGTCGACCGCAAGAACGCCGCCGGGTACGACACGCAGCCCCCCGCGACGATCAACCGGGTCGACCAGGGCCTGATCCTGCGGCGGGTCGACGGTTCCAACTACCTGTTCACCTGGCAGTTCCGCGATCCCGCTGGCAACAACTACGTGCGGCTGTACCGGTGCGTGGCGGGGGTCGACACGCTCATCGCGACGATCACCCTGCCTAACTACACGTGGACCACTCAGCGGTGGGTGCTCGCCGGCACGACCGTCACCTGCTACATCGACGGGGTCCAGCGGGGACAGGCCACGGGGGTCACCGACCACCAGGAGGGCCTGGGCGTGGGCCTCTTCCACATGCAGGGCGCCCCGACCTCGGTCAAGGCCAAGAACTTCGTCGTCTACTGACCATGACCCAACCGGCCGAGGTCGAACGCACAGCCCAACAGCTGATTGCCCTCTACGAGCGGGCACAGGACGACATCCGGGCCGAGCTCGAAGCGATCGCCGCCACGCCGTCGAAGGCGGGGCAGCGCAGACGGCTGCGGGCAGCGGCGGCCGAGGTGCAACGGCAGCTCGACGCGCTCGAGGCTACGACGGCGACGTGGCTGACGACGCAGCTCCCGTACGTCTACGAGCTGGGGGCGACGGCGACGAGCGTGCAGATGGGCGAAGCGTTCGTGTGGACCAGCTCGCACGCCAACGCTGTGCAGCAGCTGGCGACCCGCACGTGGGACGAGCTGCTGTCGGCGACCACCTACACCCGCGAGGAGACGAAGCGTTGGCTTCGGGACCAGGTGCGCCGCCAGGCAGGCCTGTCGCTCGTCGAGGGGCGCACCTCCCAGCAGGCGGCCCGTGCCCTCGTAGGGGCCGCTGGAGAGGCCGTAGAGGCGATCGGGGCGCCGGTGGGCTACGTCCGCTACAAGGACGGCAGCTACCGGACCCTCGCCGACTACGCCGACACGGCGCTCCGCACCGAGGTAGCGGTCGCCCACAACGCCGGCAGCCTCAACCAGATGGCCGCCCTGAACGTCACCCATGCCGAGTGCGTCGACGGCATGGGGTGCGGGCTGACCAGCCACGACGACGGCAACCCAGCCAACGGCAAGGTGTTCCCGATCGCCACGGCCATGTCCTACCCGACCGCGCATCCCCGCTGCCGCCGTAGCTGGATCGCCCGTCCGGAAGTGCGGTCGGCCGCCGAGGCGAGGGCCGCCGAGCCGCTGCGCTCACCCGAGCAGATGGCCGACCAGGCTGCCGCCGAGGTGGAGCGGGCGCGGACGCTCACGCAGCGCCGGACGAACCGCCAGGCGCGGGCCGCCCGTGCGCCGAGGGCCCCTCGGAGTCCGCGGCGCGCAGCATCCTGACCCCGCCGACGATCCCGCAGAACGAGGCGACGAACAGGGCGAGGACCTCCCAACCCTCGGACGCCTCCGGGTCGGAGAAGAACTGCCACAGGAAGAACGGCGTCACGGCGACGCCGAACGCGATGGTGATGAAGGCTCGTGTGCGCTGGCTCACGCCGCGCACGGTACGACGCCGACCACTCACAGTCACTGGCATCGGCTGCATCCGGCACGCGACCGCAACAGCGGCGCAGCGTCGAGCGATGGCCAGCACCAAGTTCTCCCTCGTCGCCACCCCCGTCGGGTTGGGCCGATGCGTCCTCGACCTGGGCGGCGACCCGGTCGACGTCCTCGACCAGGTTGAGCAAGGGTCGGTCCACTTCGGGGACGGCCGGCCGACGGTGCTCACGTTGCACGAGACGGCGGCCGGGCACATCGAAGGCGAGGGGATCGTCCGGGTGGTCGAGACGGTCGACGACCCGGCCAAGCTCATCGTCGACTTCCTCGAGAAGGTCGACCCGAACGAGCTGCACCGGGTGGCGATGGAAGGCCTCGACGCCTCCACCACGGTCTCGGGGGCGTATCTGGCGACGTTGCGCCGCTGGGCGACGGGGGAGCCGTGATCGCCGACTTCGCCGCTGGGCGCCGGGCCGCCGAGTCAGCGTTCATCGACACGTGCCGCATCACCCGCGACCCGCAAGCCGTCGGCGACGACTACAGGGACTACGGCACCGGCGAGATGGTCGAAGGCGCCGATGACGCCAGCGCCGTCTACGAGGGGCCGTGCATGTTCCGCCCTGCCGCCGACCGGCGTGGCGAGGAGGACCGGTCGGGGGCGTCGATGTACGAGCAGCACTACCGGGTGCGCCTGCCGATGTCGTCGCCCGAGATCAAGATCGGCGACGTCCTGTCGCTCACCGTCTGCACCATGGACCCGCACATGGTCGGCGCCCCCGTCGTGGTCACCCGGGTCGACGGCGGGACCGCCTCCATCACGCGCATCCTCACGTGCACCGCCGAGCGTCGAGGGCCGGCGCAGTGAGCGACGGCCTCGACATCGACGTGAAGGGCGTCCAGCAGATCGCCGCGAACCTCCAACGGGGCGGGGCACGCATGGGCTTCGCCGGCGCCGCCCTCGTCCAGACGTACGGGGCGATGCTCCAAGCGAAGGTCCGGGCGAACGCCTCCGGCCGTCCGGGTCCCCGCATCCAGACCGGCGACTACAACCGCAGCATCAGCCTCGAAACGAGTCTGGGCGGCGGCGCCTACGAGGCAAAGGTTTATACCAATAGGCCACAGGCTGCTCGCTTGGAGTATGGATTTTCCGGTAGTGACTCCTTGGGGCGAACATATAGCAATCCGCCTTTGCCCCACTTCGAACCGGCCGGCAAAGAGATAGAACCGGCATTCGTCAAGGCAGTCGAAGCGCTCGCAGCGAAGGCGTTCGACTAGTGCCCGACGCACGCACCGCGCTCGCCAGCGTCACCGACGCCCTCATCGCCCTCCTGCTCGAGGAGACGGACCGGCCGTGGGGCGACGGCCTCGCCCCCGGTGAGATGGGTACCAGGCCCGACTACCCGTACGGGATCGTCTACTCGTTCCCGTCGGGGCGCACCGACCAGGACGCCGGGCGGCCGGAGGGGTCGGCGTTCGAGATCTACCAGGTGACCGCCGTCGGCACGACCCGATGGTCGGCGCAGAACCTGGCGGGCCGGGCCCACCGGGCGATCGTCGACCGGACCGGGTCCGGCTACACCCACGAGATCGACGGCTACACGGTCCGCACCTCCGCAGGGATGACCACCGCCACCCGGTCGCTGAGCGGCGACGACGGGCTGATCGTCTGGCACCGCCAGTTCGAATCCTCCGGCGGCCACCAGCGGGAGGGCGCGATCCACAACTGGGTCGACCGCTACCTGTTCAAGGTCTCGCCGGTCTGACTGCATCCCCCGGCCTACCTGGGGTTGCCCGGACCATCGGGGCCGTGCACGAGCAGTCGACTCTCGGGGAGCGCTGATGGCGATCCTGTCCACCCAGCAGGTGAGCCTCACCGGTCTGGCGCCCACCTACGCGGCTGCCGCCGGCGGAGGCGACAAGTTCCAGCCGGGGACCACCGTGTTCCTCCACGTGAAGAACGGATCCGGGGCGCCGATCACGGTGACCGTCGATTCGAAGACGCCGTCGAGCTACGGCGACGACGTCAACATCGAGGTCGCCGTCCCGGCAACGACCGGTGAGCGGATGATCGGCCCGTTCAACCCGTCCCGGTTCTCCGGTTCCGACGGGCTCGCCGACATCAGCTACTCGGGTGTCACGAGCCTGACGATCGCGGTGGTGCGGCTGTGAACGACGACCGCGTGTGGATGAGCCACCCGGACATCGACGGCGAGCCCGTGTCGATGACCCGCGAGCAGTACGACCTGCACTACGAGGCCCGGGGCTGGCAGCTGGTGGAGGCGCCGCTCGACTACGGCACCACGCCGATCACGCCGCCGCCCCCGCCGGAGGGCATCGACGAGATGACGAAGGCCGAGCTGGTCGACGCAGCGAAGCAGCGAGGCGTCCCGCTCGAGTCCGGCGCCAAGAAGGACGAGATCGCCGACGCCCTCAAGGCGGCGGCCACCACCACCCCGCCCGATCAGGGCAAGGAGGCCTGACCCATGGGTCGCATGCACCTGTTCGGCGTCGAGAAGGTGGTGTTCTGTCCTTCGATCGCGTCGACGTCGTCGCCGTCCCGGCCGGAGATCACCGCCGGTGTCGTCCTCGTCAACCCGGGCGTCTACCAGCATGAGGGCCTCCAGGAGATGGACGGCTTCGAGGCCGCGTCCACCTTCATCGAGGTCCCGGATGCGAGCACCGACTTCGACGGCAAGATCCCGGGCCGCAAGCAGGCCGGCGAGCCGATGCTCCGGTTCTACGAGTCGGACTCCGGCAGCCCGGTCCGCACCGCTCTCGCCGAAGGCACGAGCGGCTACGTGATCCGCATGCCGTACGGCGACGTGGCCACGAAGCGCTGCGAGGTCTACCCGGTGACGATCGCCTCGACGAACACGTCCCAGCTCACCTCCGGCAACGACGCCGCCACGTTCGCCGCCGCGATGGCGATCACGGCGAAGCCCGAGAAGAACGCCGTCATCCCGGCGCCGTAGCTCCAGTCGCTGGGGGACGGGGTCGCTCGCTGGCCGCCCCGGCCCCCAGCAATCCAGCCAGCGACCCTGAGGCCAGCGGAGAGAGCGAGCAATGGCCAGCACCATCGACGAGATCCTCGCCCGCAAGAAGCCGGTCGAGGTCACGCTCAACGTGAAGATGGGCGACGAGGACGACAAGGTCGACTTCGTCATCCGTGCCGTCGGCCGCAAGGCGTGGAAGAAGCTGGTCGACGAGTACCAGCCGAAGCCCGCCCAGCAGGACGAGTACCAGGCCCGCCAGCGCGCCGCCGGGATCGCCGAACGGAACGTCGAACGGCTCGAGTACGACCCCGAACGGTTCCCCGCGGTGTGCTTGGCGGCGACGTTCCACGACCCGGCGCTCACCATCGAGGAAGCCCAGCGGCTGTGGGACTCGGAGGTGTTCTCCGACGGTGAGCTCGAACGCATCTTCGCCGCCTGCATGGGCATCAACCGAATCGCCGACGGCACGGTGAACTGGGGAAAAGGATCGCCGGAGACGCCCGACTCCGAGACCAGCTCGCCGTCTCCCGAGCCTTCAAGCGACCCCTCTCCGAGTTCCTGACCTGGTCGGACGACGACCAGGACGCGGCGATCGCCTACGAGGCGTGGCTGCTCCAGCAGCGGGCCGAGCGCTGCGGCCGATGCGGTCACCACCCGGACGACTTCACCGACCCGGATGTGGCGTGGGAGACGAACGAGGTCACCTGCCTCGGCTGCCGTGCCCTCGCCGCAGGCGAAGAGGATCTGTCGGACAAGCGGCGCCGGTACGTGACGGTGCGCCTCGACCCGATCCCGCTGGCGGAAGTCGAGCGGCGCCTCGACGCCGAAGCTGCATCCGACGCCGAGCGTGCCACTGCGTCGACCGTGACCAGGTGAACGGCCAGCGGGGCGAGCCTTGAACAACATCGAGATCGCCCTTCGGCTGAACCTCGGCAACTTCACCGCCCAAGCGGGGGCGGCTGCCGGCGTGGTCCGCAAGATGGGCTCGGACATGGCCGGCGTCGGCAAGAGCGTCGGCACTGGCCTTCAAGGCGCGGGGGCGAGCGCGAAGCAGTTCGGCGCCGACGTCGGCGGCGCGTTCAAGGGTGTCGGAGCCGGCATCAAGCAGGCCGGCTCCGAGGTGTCCGGGTTCGGGCGCAAGCTCGCCGCCGAGGCCGACATCCCGAAGGTGTCGCTCGAGGGTCTGTCTCGCGGCGCCATGGTGATGGGCGCCGGCATGCTCGCCGGGTTCGGGCTGGCCACGAAGGCGACGATGGAGTTCGACGCCCAGCTGTCCGAGCTCGCGGCGGTCTCTGGTGCGACCGGCGCGCAGATGAGCCAGCTGCGCGAGCAGGCGTTGCAGATGGGCGCAGACACGGCGTTCAGCGCCTCGGAGGCGGCCGAAGCGCAGACGGAGCTGAGCAAGGCTGGCGTCTCGACCGCCGACATCATGGGCGGCGCCCTGTCCGGCGCCCTCGGCCTGGCCGGCGCCGGGTCCCTCGCCCTCGCCGAAGCGGCGACGATCGCCGCGAACACGATGGTCCAGTTCGGTCTGTCGGGCAAGGACGTCGAGAGCATCGCTGACGCCCTCGCCAACGCGGCGAACTCGACCGGTGGTGACGTCGCCGACTTCGGGGCGTCGATGAACCAGACGGCCCTCGTCGCCGATCAGCTCGGCCTCAGCATGGAAGACACCGTCGGCACGCTGACGGCGTTCGCCTACGCAGGCCTCAAGGGCTCCGACGCCGGCACGTCGATGAAGACGATGTTGGCGTCGTTCATCCCGAAGTCCGTCGAGGCAGCAGCGACGATGGAGCAGCTGGGCCTCGAGTTCTTCGACGCGCAGGGCAACTTCGTCGGCATCTCCGAGGCCGCCGGCCAGCTGCAAGAGAAGATGTCCGGGCTGACGGTCGAGCAGCGGGCCGCCGCCATGCAGACCATCTTCGGGTCCGACGCCGTGCGCGCCGCGAACATCCTCTACCAGGAGGGCGCCGCCGGCATCGAAGGCTGGATCGACAGCGTCTCCAAGTCTGGCACCGCCTCCCTGATGGCCGCCCAGAAGATGAACAACCTGAAGGGCGACATCGAGCAGCTCAAGGGCTCGCTCGAGACCGCCCTCATCGGCGTCGGCGACGCCGGGACGGGCCCTCTGCGGTCGCTGGTGCAGAACCTGACCGGGGTGGTCAACGCCTTCAACGGGCTGCCCGGCCCCGCCAAGGCCGGCGTCGGAGCGGTTCTCGGCATCGGCGGGGCGGCGATCACCGCCGTCGGCGCGCTCGGCGCCCTGTACCCGAAGCTCGTCGCTGGCAAGGCGGCTCTCGCCAGCATGGGCACCGTTGGCCAGGCGGCAGCCGGCAACCTCAAGGGCTTCGTCGGGATCGTCGGCACGATCGGCGCTGTCGCCGGCGCACTGAGCCTCCTCGACGGCGCCGCGAAGAAGCTCCGACCGATCGAGGAGTTCGACGGGTCCGCCCTCGAGAACAGCCTCCTGAACATCGCCGAGGGCGGCAAGGCGTCGGGCGATGCCCTCGGCCTGCTCGGCGAGGATTTCGGCGGTCTCGAGGACGCCATGTCCCGGGTCTTCGACAAGTCGAACGCCGAGGGTGTCCTGGACATCATTCACCCCGGCGACGTGCACGACCTTGAGCAGGCGAAGAAGAGCATCGACGACGTCGACAAGGCGCTCGCCAGCCTCGCCGCCAAGGACCCGGGCGCTGCCGCCACGGCGTTCGAGCGGATCAGCGACGCGATGATCGACGCGGGCATGTCGACAGGGGACGTCGAGTCCGCCTTCGACGACTACGGCTCTGCGCTTCTCGAGCTCGACACCAGCAGCCGCACCGCCGAGGGGGCGACCGACAGCCTGACCGGCGCCGTCGGCGAGCAGGCCGGGGCGTACGAGGAAGCCGAGTCGGCGCTGCGCGACTACCTCGACGCGCAGAAAGCCCAGTTCGACCCGTTGTTCGCTGCGATCGACGCGACGAACGGCGTGCGCGACGCCCAGGTCGGCTACGAGGACGCCCTGGTCGGGGTGGAGGACGCTCAGGGCGCCCTGAACGCCGCCATCGCGGAGCATGGTCGGAACAGCCCTGAGGCGGCAGCGGCGTCGCGTGACCTCGCCCAAGCGCAACGGGACCTCGACGACTCGTCGGTCGGCGCGGCGCAGGCGGCGCTCGAGATGGACCAGGCGCTCGTCGGGCTCGCTGACGGGGTGAGCGCTGGCAGCGTCTCGGTCGGCGACGCGACGGCGATGCTGAACAACTGGGTGGCGGCGGGGTGGGTGACCCAGGGCCAGGCCGACCAGGTCGCAGCAAAGTTCGGGATCCTGTCCCTCGCCGCTGACGACGTGGCAGGCAAGCGGGTCGACATCCCGATCAGCGAGACCGGCGGCCCGGCGACGAGGGCTGAGCTGCACGGCGTCCGCGACGCGGCGATGCTGACCGACGAGCAGAACCCGATCGTCGCGATCATGGAGTCCGGCGCCGGGAACGTGGTGCAGCGGATCTTCAGCGTTGTCGGCGCAGCGCGAGTGGCCGACGCTCAGGCTCCGAACATCCCTGTCTCCGAGTCCGGTTCCGGCAACGTCGTGCAGCGGCTCTTCGGCGTCACCGGCGCGGCCCGTACGACGGGCGCCCAGCGGCCGAACGTGGGCGTGTCCGAGACCGGGGCCGGCAACGTGATCCAGCGCCTGTTCGGTGTGGGTGGCGCGGCACGGGCGATTCCGAGCAGCCGACACACGAGCCTCGGCGCGACGGACAACGCATCCGGGACGATCGGCAGCGTCCAGCGAAGCCTCAACGGGCTGCGCGACCGCAGCATCACCGTCTCGGTCCACTACCAGAAGACCGGCGACGCCGCCGCCGCCATCCAGGCAGGCAAGGAACGCCGCTGGGGTGGCGCCCACGAGATGCGCGGCGGGGTCCCCGTCGACATCGTGGCCGCCACCGGCGCCGCCTGGCAGGCAGGCGTGTACCGCGATCCGACGATCCTGTTCGGGGAACGTCAAACCGGTGGCGAGGCGATGATCCCGCGTCTCGGCAACCGTGACCGCTCCGAGCGCATCCTCGAGACCGCCGCCGGCTGGTACGACCTCGCGGTCGTCCCCGCCGATTCGATCGCCGCCGCGACCGGGTACGTGCCCGCAGGCGCTGGTGGCGGCGTGGGAGCGGCCGTCGACCTGGCCGCGGAGATCCGGGCTCAGACCGGGGTGACCGAACAGGGGCTGCGGCACACGGCGGACAACGTGGTCTCGCAGGTGCGCCACTCGGGCGACGTCGCCGTGTCCGCCACCCGCGATGTCGCAGGCGCGACCCGGACGGGGACGACCGCCGTCGAGAACCAGCTCAAGTTCGTGAACGCCGGGATCCTCGCCCTGCGCACCGAAGAAGCTGCCCGTGCCGCCGTGCCACCCGGCGGCGCCACCAGCAGCGGAGGCGGGGGAGGCGGCGGAGGGGGAGGGCTGACGCGGCGTCAGCGCGCCGACCTCGGCGGCCACCGGTCGCCGGGCGACAAGTCCCAGTCGATCCTGCTCGGGTCGATCTCCCGGGCCCGCTGGGACCAGCTGATGGCGCAGGGCTGGCACGGCCACCGCGACGACCACCGTGAGGCCCTGTGGCCCCCGCATCTCGCCGCAGGCGGCTGGGTGAAGGCCAAGCCGGGCGGCATACCCGCCGTCGTCGGTGAGGGCCGCTGGGACGAACTGGTGGCCCCTGAGCCGATGGTGCGGTCCCTGCTCGAGGACGCCGCCCGCGCCGGCGGGGCGAGGGCTGTCCCCGTGGGGCGGACCGTGGTGATCAACGCGCCGGTGAACGTCGCCCTTCACGCCGGCAACGTCATCGCCGAACGGGATCTGCTCCGCCAGGTCGAAGAGATCGCCGAAGGACGGGTGTCCCGGGCGTTGCACGCGCTCGCCGACGAAGTTGGGGTGCGGGGCTGATGCCGATCGTCGAGCTGGTCCCGGAGTCCCGTGTCGAGGAGTCCGGGTCGTTCACCGTGGTCAGCGCCGCGAACTCGGCGGTCGCCCTCTCGGACGGCAGCAACTCGACCTATGTGCGGGCGGGCGGGTCGACGACGACGGACGGCTGGTACTGCCGGTTCCTGATGACGGCCTTGTCGATCCCGGCGGGTTCGATCGTCGAGAAGGTGCAGCTGGCCTTCCTGTACAGCCACGCCGTGTTCTCGCCGCCGAACTCGGAGATCTTGCGGGCGTACACGGTGCTGGTCGGCCGGCCGTCGGGCGGCGGCCACGACTACTTCGGGTACACGTCGGGGGAGGTGACGCCGTCGTGGGAGAACAACTCGGCGACGATCCACACCTGGTACTCCGGCTTCAAGGAGACGTATCAGACGTCGTCGGGGGCGAAGTACATCGGTGACGTCGCCACCGGGACCGGTGTCCGGTTCTACGTCGACTGCAACACCAAACGGGGCTACCCGTGGTCGATCGCCCGGATGTACCAGCTGATCCTCCGGGTGCACTACAACTCGCCGCCGGTCGCGACGGTGACCGCCCCGACGGGAACGGTTCTCGTTTCGCGGCCGCCGGTGTCGTGGACGCACGTCGACTCCGACGGCGACCCGCAGACCGGCTACGACCTGCGAATCTTCTCGCAGGCCCAGTACTCGGCGCCGTCGTTCAACGTCGAGACGACGACCCCCGCCTATAAGCGGATCGGGTCCGGCACCGGGGAGACGACGCACACCCCGACGAAAGCCCCGGGCCCGAACGGCAACTACCGGGCGTACGTGCGCACCCAGCAGCGCAAGATCGCCGGTGACGCCCTCTACTCGGCGTGGGATTCCGAGGACTTCACCACCAACGCCGACACCCCGCCGGCCCCGGCGATCTCGGCGACGTACGACTCGGGCGCTGCCGCGATCGTCGTGCAGGTCAACGGCAGGGCGAACCTGCTCACCGGCGCCCAGTCGTCGTTCGAGACGGCACCGACTCCGACGCCGACAGCGGGCACGAACACGACCCTTCTGCGGGTCCAGACGACCGGCACGCCACCGAACGGCACGTGGGCGTACCAGATCACGAAGACCGTCTCGACGGGCACGGCGAGCATGGTCGTGAACCCGACGTCGGGGTCCGTCTACGGGGCCCCTGTGACGGCCGGCGCGAGCTACGACGCCCGCGCCTCGTTCCGTGCCGCGGTCACCGGACGCCAGTGCACCGTGGCCATCACGTGGCTCACGGCGGCGGGGTCGTCGATCTCGACGTCGACGAGCACGGCGATCACCGACACGACCGGCGGCTGGACCGAAGCGCAGATCACCGCCACCGCACCCGCCACCTCGGCGTTCGCGCAGATCACCGCGGCCATCGCCTCCGCCGCCACCTCGGAGGTGCATCGGGTCGACAAGGTGTCGCTGTCCCCGACGGGCGCCGGCGCCTGGTCCCTCGGCGGGTTCGCGTCGACCGCCCACGTCGTCACCATCCAACGGTCCTTCAACGCCGGCACCACCTGGACCGACGTCCCCGCAGCACGGGTCACCCAGGATCCGCTCAACCAGGCGGCCGAGCTGTACGACTGGGAGGTCCCGTCGGGGGCGACCGTCCACTACCGGGCCAACGCCGAGTCGACCGACCCGAACGGCGACCCGGCCACCAGCCCCTGGTCGTCCACGGACGACGCCACCAACGCCGTTCTCAGCTCGTGGATGCTCCGCGACCTCGAAGACCCCGACCAGCTCTCCATGCCGCTGGTGATGCTCGACGGGTACAAGCTCAACAGCCAGATCCCCGGCACCACCGACTACCCGCTCGGGTCGTCGTCGGCTGTCGTCGTCCACGACGGCCGCAAGGACCCGGTGCTGTCCGGCGACATCCTGCTCCGCGACCAGGCGGCCGTGACGCTGTGGCGATCCATCGTCGGCTCCGGCAACACCCTGCTCTTGCAGGATGTGCGCGGGGAGCAGTGGTACGTACAGGTCGGCGACTACGACGAAGTGCCGACGAACGCCGCCCCGCTCGCCACGGAGACGACCCCGGTGTCGTGGTCGACGTTCGTGCGGGGCGTCACGTTCGTCTCCGTGGCGAGGCCCGGTGGCTAGACCGCTCTCCGACGAGCTCGCCCAGGCGGTCACCTACGGGGGCGGCATCGAGACCACCGTGGACGTGTACGGGCGGGACGGGTCGCTGCTCTGCTCGTCGCACGCCTCCGAGACCTCGGGTGACGACACGCCCCGCATCTACGTGGTCGACGGGTCGATCTCCACCGACGAGTCCCGTGACGTCCCCGGCTCGGGCGCCCTCACTGTGCTCGTCGACGCGGAGACCGCCGCCGGTGTCCTCCCGTACAGCGCTGGTTCGCCCCTGTCGCCGATCAACGGGGCGATGGTGTACGTCGGGTACCGGGCCACCGCCGGGGGCGCCACAACCCCGTACGGGGCCTATGAGGTGCTGAAAGCGGAGATCGACGAGTCGGCGGAAGGGATCACCCTCGGTCTGTCGCTGGCCGACCGGGCGCAGCGGATCAAACGGGCGAAGCTGTGGCGGGGCCGCAAGATCATCGCCGGGTCCAGCTACACGACCGCGTTCGAAGCGATGCTGATCTCCGCGCTCGGCGACGGCGTGAACGTCACGATCGAGTACACGTCGATCCGGACGCCGCTGCTCACCTGGGGCGAAGACGACGACCGGCTCGAAGCCGTGAACAGCCTCGCGACAGCGATCGGCTACCGGGTCGAGTGGAACGCCAACGGCGTCGGCGACGTGTGGGTCGGCCCGGACACCGACACCGGCGACGAACCCATCTGGACCATCTACGAAGGTGGCAACACGCTGGTCTCCCGCCTGAACCGGGAGCTGTCCGACGAGGACACCTACAACGGTGTCGTCGCCCGCGGCGAGTCCGCCGCATCGGACGGGCCGCCGATCCGGTACGAGAAGTGGGACACCGACCCCGACTCGCTCACCTACTTCGACCCCGACATCCCCGAAGCCTCAGCGATGGGCCCCGTCCCGTACGTCCACTCCGACAAGCAGATCACCTCGAACGCCCAAGCAGCGTCCGTCTGCGAGGCGCTGCTGCCGAAGAAGCTCGGGCTCGTCGAACGGCTCCGCATCGAACGGCCCCTCCACCCGGGCATCCAGGTCGCCGACCCGATCTACGTCGAACGGCCCTCCATCGGGGCGTCCGGCGTGTTCATCGTCGAATCGACCAACGTCGCGTTGAAAGCCAGCGCCGGGCGCATGTCGATCGTGTGCAGGGAAAGGCGGCTCTTCCAATGACCGACGTCAGAGCCGTGTCCCGGGCAGCGGCGAAGGTCAAGCAGACCCGCGACAAAGCCGTCCCCGGCGGGCGGGCCGCCTACAACATGTCGATCGTCCGGACCGTCGACGGCGCCGACACGGTCACGCTCGAGGACGGCTCCGACGAAGGCCGCCCCGTCGCCTACCTCGGCAACCCGTGGGACTACCACCCGGGGATGCGGGTGTGCTGGATCGACGAGGCGGGCGCCCCGCTCGTCGTGGGCCCCGACCCGGGCATGGGCGCCTCCGTCGAGAACGGCACCCTCCCCGACTGGACGACCCCGCTGCTCGGGAACTCGTGGGTCGACTACGGCTCCGGCTACGCGGCGGCCCGCTACTACCAGCAGCCCGACGGCTGGACCCGCCTCTCCGGCCTCATCAAATCCGGTACGGACAGCGCCACCATGTTCGTGGTCCCGGACCCGCCGCCGTTCAACTGCTACTTCAACGTGAACAGCAACAACACCACCGCGATCCTCGCGGTGGGGACGAACGGGTCGGTGTCGAAGCTGAGCGGCGGCAACAACACCTTCGTGTCCCTCGACAACGTCGTGTTCCCCCACGACTGGAACCACCGGGCGTGGCAGATAGCCGCGCTCCAAGGGACGTGGGACCACGAAGACGGGTTCTCCGAGGGCCCGCCGGAGGTGTACGTCCGCGACGACGGCTGGTGCTGGTGGCACGGAGCTTTCAAGGCCGGCACGGTGAACACGGCGGCGCTGCTGCTCCCGCAGGACGCCCGGGTGTACCGGTACCACCAGATGCACCCGGTCGCCTCGTACACGGTCGCCGGCGTCGTCAACCTCGTCACGAACAACCGCGGCTACCTGCTGCCGACCAGCGCGCAGACCGTCCCGTACATGCTCGGCGGGGTGAACTACTTCGGGCACCGCGCCGCCGACGACCAGTTCGCGACGTTCACCCCCAGCAACGGGTGGTCGGTGTTCGGCAGCATGTACCAGCCGCCCGGCTACACGAAGGACCGCTACGGGGTCGTCCACCTGCGCGGCCTAGTGCAGGCGACCGGCAAGACCAGCAACGTGATCACGACCCTGCCCGCCGGCTACCGGCCCAGCGCGACGCTCGTGTTCAACGCCATCGGCGGCTCCGGCAACGGCACCCAGTCCCGCATCGACATCACCTCGAGCGGCGCCGTGACGTGGATCTCCGGCAGCGCGACCGGCTTCCTCTCGCTCAACCAGATCTCGTTTAGGGCGGAGCTGTAACCCCCACTGCATCCCGGCCGCACGCTGGGACAACGCTGATCGTGGCGGCATGGCCAGCACCGACGACGAGTACGTCTTCCACGACGGCAGCGACGTCGAGATCGACGCACCCGCCGACGACCCGCCCCGCTCCGGCGAGTGGATCGACGCCGAACCGGCCCAGGAGCCCCTGACCGACGCCGAGGCCGCCCTCGGCGCCTACGTCGGCGACGCGATCGACATCAACGACGACGAGGACAACGGCGTCCCCGCCCTCGAGCTGCTCGCCGCAGTCGTCGACCAGGAGCGCCCCGATGGCCGGTGAAGCCACCGCCCGCGCCGAAGCGAAGCGCCTCGCCGAGCACCTGCGGAACCGCGGCATCACAACGTCGATCGAGCTCCAGAAGGGCCGAGGCGACTGGCACGTCCCGAAGTACCTGGTGCTGAACCACCACACGGCGTCGTACAACCCGAAGGCGGGCGGCAACCTGACGCCGGCACTGGGCATCTGCAAGACCGGGCGCCCCGACGTCACCGGCCCGTTGTGCAACGGCTACGGCGGCTACGACGGCGTGTTCCGCATCATCACGATGGGCCTCGCCAACCACCCCGGACAGGGCGGACCGATCGTCGTCGATGGCGTCCGCGTCCCGAAGGACTCGGCTCGACCCGCCACGTTCGGGATCGAGTGGGAGGGCGGCTACCACACCTGGACGGCTGACGAACGGGCCTGGATGGCCCGAGTGAACGTCGCTCTCCTCGAGTTCTACGGCCGCCCCGTGACGTCCCAGCTGGAGCACAGCACCTGGACGAAACGCAAGGTCGACCGCAAGGACATCACCCGAGACATCGCCATCGCTGACGCCCGCCGCGTCGGCTCGACCCTGGAGAAGGACATGCCTCTCGACGCCGCCGACAAGGACTGGCTCCGCAAGCTCGTCATGGACTCCGAGGCCAGGCAGAACACGCTGCTGTCCTCGGTGATCGCCTCCCAGCGGGCCGGCGTCCCGGTCCTGGTGAAGGGCAACGGCGTCTACGCCGACAGCCGCACCCCCGACCCGAACCACGTGGCGAAGTGGTGGGCCGTCGACGCCGACGGCGCCGAGCACATCCAGAACCGCGACCGGGCCAACACCCTGATCGCCTCGAAGCTCCTCGTCGCCGACGCCACGAACCAGCCGTTCGTGTGGTCGCAGGACCAGGTCGACGCCCAGCTCGACGAGGACCAGCTCCCCGAGGCCGACGACGAGCCCGAGACACCGGCCCCCACCGGGTGACGCAGGTCTAGGTGACGGCAGCCCTGCCATGGCCCTTGCTCACCTCCTGGTTCTGGGCGCAGACCACCGGCGACTCGGCGTTCCCGTGGGCCGAGTACGGGCTCGCCGGGGCCTGCCTCGCCGCCGTCGCCGTCTTCGCCAACCGCTCCATCGTCCGAGAGCGCGAGCAGCACGACGTGATCGTGGACTCGCTGCGCGCCGAGCTCACCGCGGAACGGGCCCGGCACGACAAGGACGAAGCCCGGATCATCGCTCAGCGCGACTCGATGATCGACGACTTCTTCCGGGCCGCGTTGCCGCTGCTGTCCCGCACCGCCGAGGTGCTCGAGAAGGTGCTGTACGTCCTGGAGCGGGTGGACGGCGAGCGGGGGAGGGGCGAGCGGTGAACACCGACCCGAACTCGAACGAGCTGCGCGCAGCAGAGGCGGTCGCCTCCCTGAAAGTGCAGCTCAACGTGCTGGTCCAGGAGGTCTCGTCCGTCCTGGACCGGATCGAGAACGCCGCGGCGCGGCTATTGGAAGAGGCGAACCATGGACCCGAGTGACCCCCGCCCGAGCGACGCTCACGGCGATCTCGTCGAGCTGATCGACTCGCTGATCGACGCGGTGCGGGACATGCGCGACACGGCGGAGGGGATCTCGTCGCGGTTGCGCACGTCCCGGTACGTGCAGCTGGCGCTCGCCGTCACCATGGTCCTGGTGGTCGTGTTGGGCCTGGCCGCCTGGCGGAGCGTTGAACGGGACTCGGCGGCGACGGCACGGGCAGAGGTGCGCAGCTGCCGCGACGCGATCGAAGGCCGGGCGGATCTCCGCGACGCGGTCGCCGGGGTCGTCGAGATCGTCATCGGGGTCACGGACAACCCGGCGGCGTTGCAGCCGCTCCTCGAGAACGTCCGCACCTATCTGGCGACCCAGTACCCGGAGCCGGGGTGCGCTGCCCGCCTCGGTCTCGACACGCCGACCACGACGGTGTCGACCACGACGGTCCCGCCGGCGGCGCCGGCCACCCCCACCCCGGCCCCCACGCCCACCACCACGGAG